GTAATTTCTGGCTAAGGGGGCTAAATAGCGTAAACGTTGGGCATTTTCGGCTGAAATTCCCGGAGATAGGGGTTTTTTGCGGATATAGCCTGTTTTTTGGGTAAAATTCGACGGAAACGGGAGTTTTTGGTCAATTTTGCTTCGAAAATCGCCATTTTTGACCCAATATTGCACTGTAGAACGTCGAAAAGGTGGCGAAAATGCGTTTCCAATGGCTTGAAGTGCCCATCCAGCCTCAAAAAGTTGCCTAGCACGGCAATAAAGTTGCTGTTTTGACCCACTCAACGAACGGAGGAGGGTAATTTCTGATTCTGGGAGCGATTCTTCTCTCGCATAACGTCGACGTTCTTCCATAACGTATACTTTAGCACGTTCTGTACAAGACAATGGGCGTCGAAGGCTTCTGTACTGACGATTAAAAATGATACATTAACGATTTTTGCCTTTGGCGTATCAGACGGGAGTCCTAGTCCGGGAGACCTTTCGTAATCGTTTCGTGATGTTCAAAAATAAACGGGAACAGCATTTCATTCGCAACCAAACAATTACTCATTTGTAGCCTAATGATTACTTATTTACATCTCCAGTCAATGATTGCTATAAAAAATAATCTAGATAGCAACTAATCTGAACACCCTTACAACTTTTATGCTAAAACTTATCAACTTGACACTAAAAAACAATTCTTATTACTAATCAAACATAGACATAGACATAAATTATTTTTTGATTGACATCTAACGCTCTAGCAATGTCATTACATAAGAGACATAAAAGATTAGACATAAAGACAAAGACACTAAGACAAGTAAAACTAAAACATAAGTTGTATAAACACTTAGGCAACATTCCATTTTAGTATCAGCGTGAGTTGCTAAATAATAAACTTGACAAGACCCCGCATAGTTGATAACCTTAGTGTATGAATACTAACAATGATAGAGAGACTAAGACAATGACAACTAATGAACCAGATTACAGAGAGTCAGTTGCTAGAGACCCATTCGCAGGGGATGACATCAACTTGCCTTTATGGTCAGAGATTCTACCTAACCTATGGCAAGGTGGCACTTACGATAATGACAGAGTTGGAGACCGCAGTTGTCAGTTAGACATACCCGCAATTACCCGCAGAGAGTTCGATAGTGTCTACACCTTTTACGCCTTCGCCAATCCAGTTGATTGGCAAGTAAAAGAATACCGCTATGGCTATTACGACTCTCCAGATACAGACTTCCCCGTATCGGAGTTCAAGCGTATTGTTGAGATGGCTCACGCTGATTGGAAGCGTGGAGAGAGAGTTCTAATTAGATGTCAAGCGGGACTGAATAGGTCAGGCATAATCACCGCTCTAGTGTTGATTCGAGATGGCTACTCACCGCTTGAAGCAATAGACCTAATGAGAGATACCAGACACCCTTATGTCTTATTCAATAAGCATTTCGAGAATTGGATTCTGAAGCAACCAGTTGAATTTTGGCGAGAGAATCTAACTACCGAATTCTAAAGAGACTACTTTTAGAGTCAGGTAATCTACGAGACCCCATTGACTTAGCGGTTATCTTACCGCCAGTAAATCCAGGGGGCGGCTTGATTAGTAGAGCAGTAAGAGCGTGGACTAAAGCGTCTACTCGGTCAGGCGACTTACCTTCACCTGGAACCCACGAGACCATTTGAGATTCTAGGTCAGCAAGATAACCAATGTGGTGAACACGCCCTTGCTCATAACCTAACACCACAGGCTCGGCTCTAAGAGCCTTGCCATACTTCGAGTGGACTTCAAGCACCTTGATACTAGGGTCAATGGTGTTGATAGCATTTCTAACTAACGCACCACCTTGATTGACTTCGGCTACAACAGGACAACCCCACTTGCGAGCCATAGCAACTACACGATTAGCCCAGACATCAGGCGACCCTAACACGCTAGCGTCTTCAAGCACCCACGCTTCCCGCTTATACAAGTCTCTCTCACCAGTTGAAGCAACTACAACAATTCCACATTCATCTCTAGGATTCTCGGCTACCGAAGGGTCTACACCAATTACTCTAAGTGGAGTGTTGAGTGGATAAGCAGATTGTCTATGATTCTCGATTAGTTCATCAGTCCATAAAGCACCTTCGACTGAATCTAACATCTCACCATAAAGTTCTTGTTGAGCAAGTCTAGTTCCAGCGTAGACACCTGTAATAGCGTCAAGGTAAGCAGTTGATAAGTTTCCAGAGTTGTCCATAGTTGAACCACGACTAATCACAACACGACCAGTATTTTTTGCTTCTTCTAATAATTTGTAAAGCAATGGAACACGCTTCGGAGTTGTAGTAATCATAATTTGTGGATTACGACCTAGACGAGTTCCAACACGCAAGTTATCGAACGCAGTCATACCCGCCGCATCAGGTGTTTGTCTCCAAGCGGCGACCTCATCTCCCCAAGCGTGAGTGAATTGTGGACCACGCAATGAGTCAGGTTCATCAGCAGTAAAGCAAGTCGCAGTATTTCCGTTGGGCCAAGTTAGTCTTCGCTTCGAAGGTTCATACAATGGTCTCTCACTAGGTGGAGACACATTCATAATTCCAGATTCACCTTCGACAATAACATCTCGAACATCCGCCGCTGTTCTAGCAACTAGAGCGAATCGTCTCTGTCCAGTATTAGTGTATTTCGCTTGCTCACGAACCCACTCTGCCGCTGCCCTTGTCTTACCAGCACCACGACCAGCAAGATACATCCAAATTGCCCAATCACCTTCAGGTGCTTGCTGTTCAGGTCTACCCCAGACAGACCAATCCCACATAAGAGTATCGGGGTCGAACCCAGATAGGATAATCGCTCTCTCGTCATCAGGCAAGAGAGCGATTTGTTCCATAAGACTTTTAGCCATAGGTCTATTGTATAGACTACAAAATGGCTCTATTCTTCGATTGAATCGGAGTGTAGACCCTACTTTGACCATTGTGGTCAGTCTTATAGCCATAGCGTGCTAGTCGGAATCGAATAGCAGAGTGAGACACACCTAGTCGCTTACCTAAGCGATAAAGTGGCACGCCTTCAACTTCGTGAGCGTGATTGAGCAGTCTCACATACTCTTCGGCTTCCGCTCTGAATCGCATAGCGTTAGAGCGAACCTGTTGAGCCATAGGTTGTAGTTCAAGCAAGCGAGCCAAGATTTCAGGTGAAGGCTCGACAAACTCTCGCTTTGCCTTTTCAGGATAAACAGGTGGTTCAGGAATAACATAAGAATCATCCAGTTCAATTGTTTGAGAGTGTTCTGAAACAATCTGTCTAGTTCTCTCTCTAGTGATTCCACATACTTCCGCAATGCTAGTTAGAGTCCATCCAGCGTTTTTGAGATTGACAATGTATTGGTTTCTTTCATCAACATCATTCACCTTCAAAAACTTATTTCTAACTTCATCAGGAAGATTTATTAGTTTCTTGATTTGTTTTGGCATTTCTATTCTTTCTATACTCTTTGTGCCAGTAAAGCAGACACAATTGAAGACAGACCCAGAGCAAGCACAATGTTGCCAGAGTCATTTACGAAGATGGCTACGAAAATAGCCACCGCAGATAGTGAGACCGCTAAAACAGCAGACCACACCACATCACGAAGGCGTGCTAGTAATTTCCACATTACTTCCACGCACCAATTGCCTTCATCAACTCATTCGGACTTACCTTTAGCAACTCGCAGAGTGTTGAGAGAGTTCCAGATGGAATCTCACGCTGTAAGTGGAAGTAGCGACTTAGGCTCGACTTCTGTAATCCGTGAGCGTTAGCAAACTGATTTAGCGAAGGGTAGCCCATCTTTTGATAGCGAGCGACAAACCAATCCCAAGTTGCTTCAGATTGTTTATTTCTTTTCATTTTTCTTTTCTCCAGTTTCTTTGTCTTTAGGTAAGACAACTCCAAGTAGAGTTATCGGTTCTTCATTCCAATCCAAGTCCAAGTCTTCATCTCGAAGTGGATTGACTTTGTTGCTAATAATTAGAGCAACCGCAATGATTCCAATGAAGAGCAGAGCGATTAGTCCTAGATTTACAATGTCCATTAGACAGCAACTTTCTTAGTTCCGTTGTAGATGTCAGAGACAACATTCGCCCAGATTCTAGGCGTGTGTGTCTCCGCTTGATAACCACCAGCACCACCGATAAGCACTCGACCTTCGGAGTGGCGGTTAGCCAAGTCAGCGACAACCTTAGACGCATAGTGGTAGCCATCATAGGTGTATTTGAGACCCCAATACTCGCCTTCGTGTCCGTCAGCACCAGTTGCTAGCAGAATCACATCAGGTTTGTAAGAGTCAATCTTCTCGGCAATGTCGTCAATAGCCCAAGCAAATGCTTCATCACCTTCGCCCTGTTGAAGAGCGTAGTTGTAGATTTGTTTGTCTTCTATCTCATAAAGATAGTTGCCAGTCTCTCCACGAATCCAAGTGTCAGAGTGAGTTGGATAAATTCCGTGTCCGTGAATCGAGAAGGTTGGAATACCAGAGTTCTCCAGTAGATTCTGAACACCATCTCCAGCGTTCACATCCCAGTCAATGTAGACAGGTCTCAACCCAGCCTTCTGAAACTCCAGAGTAGCCCAAGCGAAGTCATTGAATACGCAGAAGCCTTCAGACCATCCGTATTGAGCGTGGTGCTTAGCACCCTGTGGATTGAAGCCCACCTGTATTTCTCCAGCAATCATCTTCTCGGTCAGTCTCGCAGTTCCAGCGAACATCTTTAGAGCAATCTCACCCATCTCTAACCTATGTCCATACCAATCGTGGCTAAGACCTTCGTCAAGCACTTCAGATACAAACTTAGGGGAGTGAATACTCTCTAGGCGTTCTCGGTCGCCAGAGTCCACTTCAGGCTCGATTACGACCACATTATCCGAACCCAGTTCAGAGACTAGGTAATCGGTAGCAATCTTCGCCCGAATAGGCTTAGTTGGATGTGAGCCATCTCCGCTTCCAAGTAGCCACTTCAGGTAATCATCGCCATAGGCTATGTGTAATTTTTCTTTATTTGTCATTGTTTCTTTCTTCTTTCTTTTATTTGAGTTTATCTGTTATTGACTCTTATGTCAAAACGGGGGGTGGAAAATCACCACTCCCCTGGAATAAAGACATTTCAGGTCAGTTCATCAGAAGATTTTTCCCTTCTGCCTACGCCCGACAGAGCCTTTGAAGTCTGCCTTTGGATAGATGTTGTAGCATAGCCAGTCAAGTTTCTTTGATAATCCATAAAGACCAAAGGCTAACCTTCGTAGCACCCAGTAAAGAGTTTGATACACGATTTTCATCTGTTCTCCTTCTCGCTGATAATAATCACTCGTCTGCTCGGAGAGACTTGGATGTCAAGTCCTAAATCTGTTTGATTTATGAAGTGTATCTGTCTCCGTAGAGCAAACTTGAGACCAGCAATGAACATAAGTGCCATTGCGGGAATTACAGCCCAGAGTGCTACCATAGTTAGTCCTTTCGTCTTTACTTCTAGATTACCACTTATAGTCTAGTTTGTCAATACTAGGCTTCGGGAATCTCAATGGGGGATTCTGACACCATTGCCAGTTCTGGCTTATTTGCTTCCAACTTAGAGATAAAACTCTCCGTGTCCACCATCCAGCCAGAGATTAGTAGCCTATCTACTCCAGAGTGAGACTCCGTATGTTGCTCGTCTAGTTTCTTTAGAGCATACTTGGCTAGTGAGATAGCAAAGGCTAACTCTTCGTCATTTAGATTGAGATTTGGCATTTCTGTCCTTTCGTCTTATGTGTAAGTGTTTCCTACTATTACAGAATAGCACACTAATCTTCTGTTGGCAAGTCTCCGAGCCGAGATTTTAGTTCAATTTCGCTGTATTTGTAGAGTTCAGCAAACATTGAATCGGCATTGGGGTTTAGACCAGATTTGACCAGATAATCCACTCCAACCAAGATGTTGAATAGAGTTTCATCACTAAAGTCATACTCATTGGCAAAGTCTAAAACTTTAGCCTTTACACCTTTGTCATAAGCAGATAAAAACTCTAGAACTTCTGAATCTGTCATCTCTAAAACGGACTTCTTCATAACAAACCTTTCGCTAACTACCTTTATTGTAGCACCAATAACCGCAGTCTAGGGGTGGAAAATGGAGACCCCCCTGGCTTATGTCATAGATTTCAAAATGTCAGAGGTTGGGTTTATACTTCCCGAAATAAAAAAACCCCGTGCCTTTCGGCACGGAGTTCCAGGGGGGCGGCTATTTTATAGGCAGATGTCAGCCGAACAATGTCTTCCGTGTCCAACTCTGTTCGGGAAACTACAATTGAAGTGTGGAACTGGGTGTTCATCTTTACATCTTTGGCAATCGTCAGTTTCAGCCTGTCGCTTTGCTTCGTATTGCTGTCTCGCTAATTCTTCAGCCACTCTTTCTTGCTCACGCCTTTCAGCAAGTATTGCCTGATACTCTGGGCTTTCAGTTTTCTTAGGGGCTTTCAAGTATTCAGCAATAAGTTCGCTGGCAATTTCTTTACTAGAGAAAACTATTTCATTCAGTTTTTCGCTCAAGTTAGGTGCGTATCTTTCTTTATCTAACCGCTTTAGAAATGCCCATTGCTTCTCTGTAATTCCAATTTTATTTTCCATTTATTTTCCTTCCTACATTTTCAGTATAGCACTATAACGCTAACCTTGTCAAACATTTTTGATACAGACAGGGCCGATTCCCTGCTCAACGCTTGCTGGGTCAGACAAGAATCTACCGCAGACACAACATAAGCCAGTCGCAGTTCCGAAGGCTCTCGCTTGCTCTAGGGTCATTTTCTGTTCAGGCTTCAGTTTGTAGATAGCACCCTGCTCATACTCCCACCCACCAGACAAGACAAGTTTCTTGGCATAAAGTCTGCCAGTCTCTCGACTTGGTTGAACTCGGTAGATGTTTCCATCTTCAAGTTGATAAACACCCATCTCGATACCAGCCAATCTTGACACCTTCGGTGCTTTTAGCAAGTTGTCAATTAGACCGCTTGCGTCTTTGCTAGTGAGAATCGAAAAATCTATTTCCTGTTCCCACACTCTTTCTCTAAGTAAAGTCTCAATGAAACTCACTTGGCGTTCGCTTGCTTTATTCATCATTTCCTTCTTTCTCTCCTTCCATAATCAGTATAGCACTTGACTCTGATAAACGCAACTATAAAGGCGTGTCTTATGTCATAAACCGAAGGGACTCCGGGGGCAGCATCTCTTTCCACCCACCGCACGCCTTCGAAATAAAAAAAGAGCCAGATTTCTCTGGCTCTTTCCGTAGGGAGTGGTGATAAATAAGCAGTTTAGCCACTTACTTAGGTGGAGTCTTACTCGCCCTTCAAAACCTTCAGGCGTTCCAGAATTGCGTCTAGAACTTCAGTCAATGCTTTTAGATTGTCAAGCGACAAGTCTTGAGCAGTCTTACTTCTAGCGATTACCGAAACATTATTCTTCATAATCTCTAGCAGACTATCCATACCGCTACCAACTTCTTTGTAAGCGATAAGCAGTTCGCCAAGTTCCATCTCTGAAACTTTGTCAATCATTTCTTGATACTTTTTTTCCATTTTATCTTTCTTTCTTTTTCAAGTATTCGGCAACTGAAATTACAATCGAACCGAAGATTAGTAATACTCCAAGTCCAGCACCAACTAGAAATGAATTTATACTTCCGTGCTGACTTGTGAAATAGAATCCAGCACTTGCTGAAACCGCACCTAAACCAAATAACAGATACTTCACTTATCTACCTTTCTCCAAACCAAATCAAGCACGAACAGCAATTCGACCACTCCACCTAGAACTAATCCGTGAATAAACACTTCACTAGCATTACCGATTGGTGTAGCACCATAAGCAATTAGACCAGCGTGGAATAGAACCCAAGCAACAGCAACCGCAGGGATAATTAGAACTCCAGCAACCAGTCTGGCAATCACATACTTTGTCATTTATCTCTCCTTCAATTTCAAGTTTATAGGCTATTTTAGATTTGTCAAGTGTTTAGTTATTCGGGTCGTAATCTGCGTAGTAGTCGTCTCTATCTTCAGATAGCGAACTCTCTCGGTAAGTAGCACCGCAGAACTCACACTCGATAGCGTAGTTGCCCCAGTCGTCAGTTGCTGTCTCTCCAGCACCATTTTCTTTTAGGCACTCTTCATTTTCGCACTCGAACGCTTCATACGAAACTTCTTGTGAATAAATACCAGAACCACGCATTGAACCTGGTGGATAATTATCAAACATTTACGAACTCCTTATCTCTGTCGAACTCATTTATGTAGAACTCCCAACCGCCCATACGATAACCAACTTCGATTACTATCTGGTTAGTCGGAACTCCTAAAGCGTAAGCAATAGATTCCATAATCACGGAAGACGCTTCTTTATGACCCCTTTCGATTTCCGAAAGATAGCCTAGAGCAACATTTGCTTTCTTGCTAATCTGTCGCAGAGTTAGACCCTTTTCGGTTCTCAACTCTCGCAACACTTCTCCAAGTGCTTCCTTGAACATCATTATTGTCTCTCCACATCATTATCTTCGGCAACCTTTATCAGTTTCCAATCGTGAATCTTACGACCATCAACTAGAGTGGTTTTGATTTTGAAGTTTGCTTCTCTTTCTGTCTTTGCTTGAATCTTCAGAATCTCTAGGGGGTCTAGTCCAGAGACTTTGAAGTAATAGTTTTTATTAGCCATCTTCGTCTCCTTCTTCATCTTTGTATTCAACAAACAGGTCTAGGTGGAAGTTCTCGACAACTGCGTAAGCAGGTGCTTCAGTTTCTCCGCCTTTGTAAGTGAAACCTATCGGCAAACTAATCTTCACATCTGGCTTCCCATCAGACACCAAGTGAATTGCTGTCAAGCAAACAGGGTGGAGTTCTGTCGGAACAGGTGGATAGCAGTTGCCTACTAGGTGTAGTTTTAGTTTCTCTTCGAGTGGTAAATCCGTCTCCAAGATTCCCATTAGGTTCATTAGTCCCATCTTTTGTCCTTTCGTCTTTATTGTCTCTCTGACATTACAAGTATAACAAATTTGTTATTATTCCGCAACTACCTTTACAGCATTTTCGGGAACAGATACCGATACTTTCGGTCCCAAATAGGTAGGGTCTTTTGTTAGGTCGTAGTAGTGAGCAACTACTTCAATCAGACTTTGTTGAATAAAGTCCGTAGCAGTAATTCCGTCTTTCACAACTCCACCAGTCTCGACTTCAAAGTCAAGCGATACGCTTAGGTTGATTTTTGCCATTGGTTTTACACCTTCTTTCTTGCTTCTTATTTTACACTTTTTGATTATGTTTTATTATCACGGAAACTTCCGCACATTATTTATCTTATCAGACATAGGTGTCCGTGTCAATCCCCAGGGGGTAATACTAATTCCACCCCCCAGAAGCACAAAGAAAGAAGCCAGACTTTCGTCTGGCTCTTTCGTTTGATTTGAAACTTATGGAGTTTCTAGAATCCGCACATAAACTATTCGACTATTTTGGAAATCAGTAATCGGTTGTATGTGAGTTCCACCGAAGCCACGATTGGCGTTTATGACCTTACCCTTACCAATGTAGATGGCAGAGTGATAGAAGGACTTGTAGCCCTTGTAGCCGAAGACTACGACATCTCCGACCTTTAGGTCTTGCTTCTTTACTCTCTTGCCAGCGTAGGCTTGCTTAGTGGCAGAGTGTGGCAGTTCCCTACCAACTTGCTCGTAAGCCCATCTGACCATACCAGAGCAATCCCACCCATAAATAGAAGACCCTGAAAATACATAGGGGGTTCTACCTACTCGGTGAATTAGGCGGATAACTACTTTATTCAGTTTCTCCCTGTTTTGAACCAATCTCTTTTCGTAAATAACTCGCTTCTCTAAGAAAGTTAGTTCTCTCTTTTGAATCATAGTTAGAAACGAAATAGTTTTCGGTTCGGTTCGAGTTTCCACACTCTTTGTCTTTACTTCATTTGATAACTGACTGGCACTTGCTGAAGATGTTGAACACCCACACAGCACTACTGCCAATGTTATTGTCAGCAACCATCTCATTAGGCGACCTACCTTTCCTTGCGTTAGTTCTTGGTCGTTGTTTGTTTTGGTTCTCCCAATACTTACTATTCAGTTTTGTTATTACAGGATAGCACCTATCGGTGTCCATAAATGCTATTGTATCTCTGTTTTCTGCTTCTTGTCAAGCGTTTTGGTGTGTCCTAGCAGATTCAATGCGTATTCCACATCAACTATCTTGATTACAGCAAGTGCTTTGGAATAATCTATTTCGCTTCCATCTTTATTACATAAGAAGACCGCAGTTTCTTCGCTTCCCTTTAGATTCTGACATAAGACCGCAACAAACTCGCCAGTTTGAAGCCTAAACACGAACCCTATTCTTTCAGGCGAAGCATAAATCATTTCAACAGGTTCAGCCAGATACATAAGAACTATTCTACCTTCAACAAACAATCTGTGGGGGTGGAAATGGGGTAGCCCCCTGGAAATCCGTAAGAAAGTTGCGTGTCGGTGGTCGCTGATAAAATAAACGCCCAGATTTCTCTGGGCGTTATGTCGGTGGTTGGTTGTAAGATTTAGAACTCTACCGCAGGGGCTGAATCCATTATTACTGCGATAGCGTTTGTGATGGCGTTCTGCTCGTCTGTTTCGCAAGTGTTGAACTCCCACTCTTCATCTGCTTCGACCCACACATCTCCGTTCTCAAAGTTGATACTGACATCTGGGGCTGTCTCCCATTTCTTAGTGTCGGTATCATACATAACTACAAAGTGATACTGCTTACCCATTTACACTCTCCCTAATCTCTCTCCAAGAATCTCCCGAACCTTCGATAAGACTTAGGTTCGAACCATTTTCCCACTCGACCAGAATTGTTCGGCAACCCCAGGGGTCAATGTATTCTCCAACTTTAGTTCCAACCGCACCTGACCTTAGCGAAGTGTAAGGGTCGCTAGTTGAAATTAGTTCTATTGTTATTTTTTCTTTAGTTGTCATTTGTCTCTCCTTATTCTTCCAGCACCATAAATAAACTTAGAAAGTCTTTCTAAGTCTTTGTTTTTAGAAATCTGGTTGTAGAAACTTTTAGGTGCGTAGTTGAATAACTTTTCGCCCTTCTGCTTGTCGGTTTTTAGTTTCGACATTTCCACGCCAACTTTTTCCAAAGCGGAAATCTCTGACTTAGTTAGCCAGTAGAATCCATAAGTCCAGTTGAAACCATTACTGGTTCTAAACACTTTTACAATGTAGCCCTTCGAGTTTTTTCGATACTTACCACCAGAGGTGTTATCTTCAAACTCAATAATCACATTGAAAGTTTTGAACTTTAGTTTTGCGGTAAATTGGTTGAACCAACCATCAACTAACGCTAACTCTTCCAGTTTTGTCTCTTTAGTTTTCAATTGTCTCTCCTGTCAATTCGTTCCAAGCAACTTCCGCAGTCAAGGGGTCAATGATTCCTTCTTTGACCAGACTGGAAAGCAACTCGAAAGTAAATCTTTCTAGACACTCTCCGCACTCGCATTTACTACTCAACATCATCATCACCCAGCCCAACCATTTCATCAAGAATAGCCATCACGCTTTCACCGATAATTCGGTCAATGGTGTTTTCTTTTTCTTTGCGAATAGCAAGTATCACTTCGCTACTAAGTTGCTTGCCATCTTCATCTTCAAAGTCTTCTTCGGAGATTAGCATAAACTCAACCAACTCGTTCGGCTTGTAATCTTGTTCAAGCATTTTGATTAGGTCTTCTACTTTTGTCATTGACATTAGCGACCTACCTTCTCAACAAACTCATTGAAATAATCTACTGCTTGCTCGCTAAAGTTTTCAGCAAGTCCACCATAGTAATCTTGTTCTTCAACAAATGAATCCCAGAGTTCAGGTGAAATAGTTTTGTCGGAATTAGAAGCAACATCTTCTCTGGAGTTGATTTGCCAGAGCAACTGCTCGCCTGATTCATAGTGGTTCTCAATGAACTCGATTAGTTTTTCTTTTGTCATTTTGTCGTGTCTCCTTTCAAGAAACTCTTTACTTTTTTATTATACAGATTTTATGAAGCGTGTCAAGTATTTCACTCGGCAATTTCAACGCAGTCTGCGAAGCAAACTTCACAATGAAATCCCTGCTCGACATACTCGTCAGTTCTATCGCAGTCGTGCTTAGAGCAAGGACATTTTTCATCTTTGACTACTAATGGTCTGCGTGGTTCGTTCGGGAAATCTTTTATGTCTCTGGCTATCAACTCGGATAAAGTTCTGCGACCAGATTTCAATGGCATACAATTTTCTAACTTGTTCCAAATCTCTCCTTCGAAGTTTAGTTGTCCATACTTGGATAAGTGTTCGCTAAATTCAGGAAACTTTTTTCTAAAGGTGTCGCCATACTCTTTATCAAGTCTGATTTCCCACAATACTTTATTGCTATCTTCTTCTGGGTCATTTGTTTTATAGACTTTGAAGTCATACCAACCTTCGTATCTGGTTCGGTATTGTTCGGCTATGTCTTTGTTGTCGTGTTTTTTGAACACGATTCGGTATTCGTTTATACTCTTAGGCATTTGTCTTCACTCTCTTTTTTACAACACGCCACTTGCGACCTGACCAAGACACGATTCCAATTCCGTAATCCTTCGCTAACTTTTCATTTGCGAATTCAAATGGTGCGAATCCCTGACCTTGAATCTCGACTAGATAAACTATTTTCATTTCTTCTCTCCTTCGTCATTTACATAATCAAAGATACTAACTTCTTCCCCATTTAGCAACTTCTTATCAACTTCATCATCAAATACCCACTCAAAGAATCTCTTTACTTTCTCTGGAGTGTCTAGCACTTCTTCAACAGACTTTATTTCTTTATCAGCCATTTATTTCTCCTTCGTAATTTATCGGCACACTAACTAGAACTGAAATCAAATCAAGATTCTTCCTGGAATTTCTCGATTCGTTTCGCACCCTTGTCTCGAAGAGCAAACCAGCCATACTTACCTTCGGCAAATCTCCACCAGACCTTCACGAGTTCGTAGCCCTTGCTTGCGTAGAACGCTTGCTTACGAGATAACTTCTCGGCAACCGAGACATTGACCCACTCGACCGAGCCATCTTCTTTCTCGATACGCCACACTTCGCCATACTTGCCATTGACTATCTTGGCATTGACCAAGTTGCCATCTAAATCAACCAAGCCCAACTCCCAGTCGAGACCTTGATTACGAACAATGTTCAACTCTCTACGAACTGACCGAATAGCCCCATCTATGTAGAGTGGCAAATCATCAACTGACCTTGCTTCTCTGCGAAGTCTGTCATCTTCTTCTTGTAAAGATTCAATGGACTTCTCCAAACGAACTGCTAACTCTTCCCACTCTTCAGGGGCGACATCATCTCTGAACCAGATTCTTTCTGACATCTATCTCTCGACTTTCTTTAGTTGATTCGGGTCAATAGAACGCAGAGAACCATTTGGTCTCCCGACTATCCACTCTCCATTTCGAACAGGCGAACTCTTCTCGGCAACTACATAAATCAGGTTGCCACCTTTCAGAATCCTAACTTTATCTCCAATGTTCATTTCCATCTCCTTTCCTACATTTCCAGTATAACAGGTATCTCTGACAAATCAAGTCTAAGACAAGAAATAATTTGCCGAGACCCAAAGAGCAACTTTGGCAACCAAGACACGAACTTCAAGAACTCGCAACCGCACAGCAACCACACTCCTTCCACTTCTATTATACAAGATAAGACCGACAAAGCAAGCACATTTGCGAAATTCCAGGGGAGTGCCACAATTCCACCCACCAACCGCAGTCGGATTCGGATTTCGGGGGTAAGAGAAATCCCCCCAAGTCAAACTTTGTAAGGAGTAAATCTTGGGGGGATTCAAACAAGGGTCAGCCTACATCTGCCCAACGAAAGCGAACGACAAACTTCACACCAGACATTTCATCACCTTCCTTCCACTATTAGTATAGCAGGGGGGTATGACATTGGCAAGATAGACACAAGGGCTAGTTTCCCCAACTAGCCCAAGCAGTCTCGGCACGACTAAGGAATCACAACTTCCCAGCCATCAGCGACTTTACGCACAGAACCAGGGCATTGGTATCCGAAGTCGTATCCTTCTGAAGCCCACCGCAAACCTTCGCTGTAAGCAACAGGCGAGCAAGCGTTAGCACCTTCTTCCGAAGAATAGAGCAACCAACTCACCTTGATTCCGCCACGCTGACCGATTAGGTCTTCGCTTGGATAAGGAGAACTAACTGAACAAGCACGCCACCAAGAATCTACAAACTCTCTTTCCATTTCCATCACCTACTCTCTCCCCACAATTCAATTATACCAATGACCACCGACAAACACCAGTAGGCAAAGATAACGATTTGATAACGAAAGAATCTGTGAGATAAGAAATGTAGCAAAGAGAACTTGACAACCCAGAGCAAAGGTGTTGTAATAATAATCGCTTGGGTGGAAATTGGGTTATCCCCTGGAAATCGGTAAGATGTCGGTGGTTATGGCTAAGATAAGGCGAACCCCCAGACGACCCCCGAATCGTCTAGGGATTCTAACGAACTAAACAGCCCGAACGAAATCGTATTCGGAAACCCGAACTACTGCTTCGTATGCTTCAGGATAGTTCTCGGCAAGAGCCTTCAAGTCGGCACTTCGGTTTGACCCATTGACCAACTTGTAAGCAACAGCACCGCCTATCTTGGCGACCTTTGCTTCGCCAAGTGCTTCACGCAGAATCTTCTCTGCTTCAGCCTTCTTAGCCTTGCCTTCCGCTTCTAGTGCTTTACCAGCCACGAAATCGGCAAGAGCCTTGCGAACTTCGGAACTGAATCCTACTTCAACAAACTCACTCATCTTCATCACCTTCCTTCCTTCCCCAACACTTTCAGTATAACAGGGGGGTCTGACACGCACAAGTTCAAACCACCCCCAGTAGATTACGATTTGATAACTAATCGTCTTTGATTATTACAGCAACCACCGACATTGCTTCGCTTCTTATCGTCTATAACATAAGAAATCCGGGGGGTTATGTTATTTCCACCCACCCCGCACGCTTCGCTTCGACTTGGGTAGAGAAATACCCCCGACAGAATCGGGGGTTCGCTATCTCTTCTACTGCTCGATAACTTCAACTCGGAGAGATTCATACTCTTCGTTGTATTTCACAAGTCGAACTATGTCTTCTGACACTAACGACTTCATACTTAGTATCATCTGCTCTTCGTCTTTGCCTTCAAACAAATCTTCGTGTTCGCCTTCTGGCTCGAACTCAAAGAATAGACCTACTCTATAAACTTTGCTCATAGCACCCACCCCCCTTCTTTCTCGTCATAGAACTTCGGCACGCTGGAACTCTCGACTTCGACCTTCTCAACTAGGTCGGAATCTATAACTTGCTCTTTGCGACACAGGGGGCAGAACAACTTACCTTCCTTCGATAGCACTTGGTCGCCCCAGAACCAGCACGCAGAATCCGAACACTTGACAACATAAACAGCCATTTCTATTTCCTTTCTAATCATTGCTTCTCCTTCCTACATTTCTATAATAACAAGAGCCACCGACATTGGACATTTGTCGTGTCGGAATAACATAAGACCTTATTTCACAAACGAAGGAGAGGGGGCTTCTGGGTGGAAAGTTGGTATCCCCCTGGAATTTTTTGGATTTTCAAGATGTCGGTGGTTTGTGATAAAGAGAAACTCCGCACTTTTCAGCACGGAGTTTGTCGGTGGTTGGTTGTATTATTTTGAAATCAGTTGATAATCATTTGTCATTGTGTATTGTGGATTTGCTTTATACCACGCAAGCGTTTCTCGCATAATTTTTGTAATCTCTTTATTTGCTTTCTCAATAATCTCTGACCTGACTACTTCCAGGGGTTGCCCTGTTTTGTGAGCAATAGCAATTAGCACCTTCTCTATCTCTGCGATAGTCTCGGCACGCTTTTCCAGTTTCTCACTTCGCTTCGAGTTAGATGAAGCAGTCCAAATTAGTTGGTCTTTTACCCAGATTCTCGCAGTTCTCTCTGTCTTTAGAGTTTCGGTGTAAGTATTACTCCAGCCACGAACTTTCAAATCTGAACCATCAGGATTCCAGATACCAGTCGCAAGTCGCTTCGCTTCTCTCTCGGCTTTCTTGGCTTCTCTCTCTGCCCTTGCTTTCACAACTGCTGGGTCCTCTATCTGACACTTCCGCATAAAGTATTCGCTTGGTGCGTCAGGATAACAAACCGAACACGCTTTCTCGCCAGCAAGACCAGCAATTTCTAATCTGTCCTGCCCAGACAACTCGGTAATCCAAATGTATTGAGTTGAAGGGAAACAGGTCGAGCAATTTCTCGAAGCGTGTATGTGTCCATTAGAATTACTAACCAAGTAAGCCCTAGCCCAACCTGTGTATTTATTACTCAATTCTGCTATCAAGCGTGTCTCGATTAGCAACTTGTCCATCAGTTTAGAGATTTCTTTCTGGGTTGCTGGGATTCTGTATTTTTGGTGTTCAGACTTTTCGTAATGCTCAACAGCACTTCTTAGTCTGTCAATTTGAACTTCTAGCCACCACTTCTCTTGAATTGCTTTATCAAGTGCGGTGTCTATCTCGACAGGGGTTTTTAGTTCATCAGTCATTTATCTCTCCTTCATCTAAATTGTATCAGTTAGCAACGACATACGCAAGGGGGAAATGCCGAAGATTTTAGAAATTGCCAGGGGGTAGTAGATTTTCCACCCGAACGGCAGATTCTTCCGGGAATTTCCCGGAATTTCTTTATGCTTATGTTATAGATTTCTAGGACTCGGTGCGTGTCGGTGGTTCGTGGTAAAGCGAAACCCCCCGACATTTCTATCGGGGGGCAAACTGCTATCTAACTAATCCCAGCCATAGCAACCGCAGTAATACTCGTCTGTGTCGCTTTGTGGGTGGTGGGTAAAGAAGGGAAGTTGAACCCTAGATTCTGTTGAACTCTTACAGCGACTGCCATAATAACTACACTCGGCAATTCTGCCAGTCAAGTCTGGTTCAGTCTCGACTTCGTAAGCACCTTCACGGATTCCAGCACACGAAACGCAAACTGGCTTTCTCTCGCCAGTCTCCTTATCGGTGTATTCACCTTGAGATGTGTGTCCGCATTTCATAAATTGTCTCGGCATTTATTTCTCCTTTCGTTTCGACACTTTCAACTTATCGGCAACCACCGACATTACTCACCTTCAAGGTAAGCAACTTTAGGGCGGTTGAACTCGTCAGCGTTGAATCTCTGAACGAACGCAATAGCGGATTTCCAGTCTTTGAAGTTCAACTTTACTGGTGGCTCTTTGCGATTATCGGTATCTGCTATCCAAACTGGAACTTTGTATTCTGTCATTTGATTTCCTTTCCTTGACATTTCTATTGTATCACTTGTCTCTGACATTTCAAGTATCAACTCGGTATTCCATCTGGGAACTCGGCAAACAATTTGATAGCGAACTCCTTTGCTTCTTGTGCGTCAAACATTGGTTCGGAATAGTATTCGGTATCATTTGCTGACCAGACTTCAAACCAGGGATTCATAGACGAGTGGAAGTATTCATCTCCCTTGTCGAGCCACTCTCCGAGTTCTTTATCGTTGGTGATTCCGAATCTCTCTAGGTTGTCGGTGTATCGGATTATCTCTGCTGTTTCATCAGGGTCTCGTCTAGCGTAGATTCTCATTTCACCATTTCGAACCACAAAGAACGGATTACCTTCAACGCCCCAAACGGATTCGTGATTTGTTTCCCACACCCAGAACTCAGGTGATAACTTATCGGGATTTAGAATTGTCTCTGTCATTTATTCTCCTACTATCATTTGAATTGGAACTGATAATCCCTTTGGATTATGAGTTTCGCATTTCTGCGGATTCTCGCACGGAACGAGAATTAGTTTCGGTGGAACGATTCCGAGAGCAAACATTTCTGCTTGCTCTTGGTCGCCCTTGCGTTCTTGGAACTCTCTCATTAGATACTCCACGCACCGAAGTCTAAATCAGCGGCGATTCGGCGAGCATCACTCCACGCACTCTCGCCATAGAAATACTTACGCTTCTTTGACTTCTTATCTAACACATACCAGTAGTCCTGCTCAAACACCGCACTACCTACTCCAACTTCGACTTCGGCACTCGAATAAACGACATACCAGTCTTTGACTAATGACACACTTGGCTTTTCCATACTTACCATCTCCTTCAATTTCAATTTATCGGCAACCACCGACATTGGCTATCAAGCAAACTTGACAACTTTCTTTACGCTGGCAACAAACTTCTCCCAACGCTGTTGCTGTTTCTGCTCACGAGCAACTTTGGCTTCCCATAATGCTCGGCGTTCAGCAACTGCTTCCGCAGAGAACCACTCTTGGCGAACTGACTTTTCCATCTCGAATCACTCTCCTTCCACTATCAGTTTATAGCACCCCCCCGACATTTGTCAAGGTTGAAACGCATAATTATAGAAATTATTAGAAATCGGCAGAAATCCCAGGGGGGTAGTCAGATTCCACCCACGCAACTCCAGTTGAGATGAATCCGGGAATAGCATAAGAGCCGAGATTTCTCTCGGCTCTGTGGGTGGAAAGTGGATTACCCCTGGAAAATCAAGCCCAGTCTCGCAGGGCTTGAAGTTTGTTTGTTTGGCGAGTGCGTAATCTCCGTGTTCGCCTATCAGCGTGAGTTCCGTTCGCACCCGAACTATTGCGTTGCCTAAGAATCTTGGCAAGTTCCCTTGATTCAAGATTCCGTCTCGCTTGATTCGCTTTGTCAAGTTTCATTTCGTATCTCTCCTTCACTATCTAGTATAGCAGTTAGGACTGACATTGACAAGGGTAAAGAGCAACCCTTGCCGAGAGAAAAGAGGTCAAGATTCGGCAAGGGTTTATTCGGGGCGGTGGCGGTTCAGATTTGAAAGGAAGTGATAGCCACCACCCCGAAGTCTTACTTCACGACTGAAATAAAGTCGTAAGGGTTGCTGTATGAGACTTCAGCAAACACTTCAGGGAACTTCTCCTGAAGGACCTTTCGGTCAATGTCGGTGCGGTCTCGGTGAGCAATTTTGAACGCTGGCGAACCGCTAATCGTTGCGATTTCCGCAAGCCCTAACTTTTCACGCAAGATTACTTCCGCTTTCGCCCGGCGGTCTTTGGCTTCTTTCTCGGCAAGACTTGCTTCAGCAAAGTCCTTGAGGGCCTGTCGTGCCTGTTTGTCGAAACCAACTTCAACTTTAGTTCCGAACTCGGTTGGTGTAATAGTCTTGGACATCTTACTTCCTACTTTCTTTTTGTCGTTTCGTGGCAACTCCTGCCACTCTTTTATTATTACAGATACCACCGACATTTGTCAATAGTTTCCGCAAACTTTTTTTAGTCAATTCGAGATTCCATAAACGCTTGAATCCCTTGCGACCGCAAGTAAGCGGCGACTTTACCGCAGACTTGTTGTTTCAACTGGAGAGACTGGCGTGTCGGTGCGAATCCGTCTCTGTCGTGTAGCCAGATAGAAACGCCACGATAACCAACACCCTGGACCCAATGCTTGCTGGCGTGTCCATTAGCGACTAACCAGCGTGCGAATCCTGACCGAGCAGAATCAAGCACGACCCAGGCAAATCCGCAAACGCCATCAGCAACGAACCAAGTTTGTTTGTTGTAGTCAATGTCGTTTCCAAGCGGAGTGGTTGGAGTGCCAACTATCATTGGAGTTGGTGCTTTAGCGGTGGCAAGTGCTTCGTGAGAAACACGCTTCATCTCTTGCCAAATGTTTTGGAACTTCACTTCATTAGAAGCGGAGATTTTTTGAACCATCTTTTTTTCCTTTCTTTCTTTCTTACATACTTAGAATACCAGTTGCGACTGACATTTGTCAATAGCGACTTAGTATAATTCAGAAAGTTTTTTGTTCCCGAAATGTAGGTCTCGTTCGACTTTCAAGCCGAAAGGACCGGAAAGCGATTCAAGTTCGCTTAGGTAGAAATAACCTAACTCTTTCTCGAATCCATCAACCAGTCCAAAGAACTCGTCTTTGCCATCAAACTCGGTGGCATACCAAGTCCAGTTAGCCCAGGGGGTAAAGAACTTCACCACAACTTCTGCTTCCAGTCCAAGCGATTCGCCTGAACCAATTGGTTTATTCTCGAACTTCTTTTGAATCTCTTTAGTCATTAGTTTCATAATAACTCCTTTCACTTCTTATTGAATCATAGATTCCAACAAATGTCAAGGCGTGTCGCAAATAATTTAGAAATTTCCAGGGGGTCATAGGTTTTCCACCCCCCTTCGCAATTTGGATAAAGATAAAGACTGGATTTCTCCAGTCTCGTATCTCTCTGCTTGGCGATTTACTCTACGCCATAACTTTCACAGATTTCAGCAACTGCGTCATTGAGTTCGTTGATTAGCAAACTAATCTCGTTCTCGTTCAGGTCGCTACCATCAAGCATTTCTTGCGTTAGCGTGCTTTGCCAAACAATGTTGGGGTCTCTTTCTGTCTCCATTTTCCCACCACCTTCCGTGTCCATTTCTATTATACAGATTACCTACGACATTTCAAGTCTATCCGTTAGCGTTTCTCACATCTGCTACATACCAGAAACGCTATCCGTTAGTCTCTATCGCTTTACTCTTATAGGTTCGGGCTTACTTTCGCTTGCCGTTAGGCGAGCCGTTATTAGTAGCATTACGCAAGCCGTTAGAATCCACACGCCGTTAGTCATTGTCGAACCAATGCTCTAAATCAACGAACTCGATTTCGATTTTCACTACTCTCTCGCCCCAGTCGTCTAAGTCGGCAATGGTGGCATACACAGGGTAATAGCCATCTCCCAAGCCTGTCCGTGAAACGACACCGATTCCAGCGTGTCCTGCTGGATAGGTTAGTTGTCCGTTGAAATCATCCGCAAGCGTTCTTTGGCAAGCCCCAGCGTAAGAATAGTGTCCGTCTGGAACTCTCTCGCCGAACTGCTCACTTCCGAAGTCTGAAAGATAACTAGGGTCGGTAATCAGAATCTGACCGCTATCAACTCCGCAATAGCCGATTAGTTGTTTCCGTGTTTTTATTTTTGTTTTAGACATTGGCGTTCTCCTTCTCATAACCTTTATCCATCTTTTTATACATTTGCTCGGTAGCAAACGCTTTAGCGAGTTGCTCGGTGGCGAACTCGAATCTTTGTTCTTGGTCTCGGTATGTAGGCAACTCGGCACGACCCCAGCGAACAATAACTCGATTCTCGACTTGAGTAATCGTGTATCGCTTTCGGTAGCCAAACTGCCCACGCCGACCTTGCGACCTAGAGATTAGGTTTATTCTTTCCATCAGAACCCACTCACGCTGTCGCTTATGAACCTGTATGCTTTGTCGGCAAACACATCTGGGCTATCTTTGAATAGAACCTGATTACCTGTATCGTAAGATTCTGTCTCCAAGATTCCAGTCAAGACTGCGACCCTAGCGAGTGCCAAAGATAAAGTAGCGAAATACTCGTTCCACTCATTTACCACATTGTCTACGCACTTCACCCTGAACACAAACTCACCAGTTGAGTTTTGGAAAGTGTCAATAGTGATGGTGCTGTATTCACCTAAGTCAAACACAAGTGGCTTAGAAAGCATTTGTAGTCTGCTTGGTTCAGTATGTATTCCTAGATTTTCCATTTTGTCTCCTTTCAGACAATTTCAGTATAGCAACAAGGTCTGACATTACGCAACTATCGGAAATAGCACAGACAGGTCGTAATCAGCAGTTTCATCCCAGTCCAGATTTCCATCTTTATCTAAGACACCACCTGCTTTGACATACATCTCTGAAGTAATTTCAACACAAGAATCGTTCAGTATGTCTCCCTTATCAACTTCAAATGTTCCAATGAAGTTCATACCTTCTTCGTAATAGTGATTCACAACACGAACCCCATACTTCTCGGAAAGCGTGTGCCAGAACTGGCACGCTGGAGACCACGCAGTAGAGAATCCAACCTTGAACACGAACTCGTCTCCAGATGGCTCTATTCCAGTTAGCGTTAGTGATTCTTGGTTTATGTCCCACTTCGTTCCCCAATGGGCTAAGTGCCAGTCGTAAGAGTTCTGGTAATCGTAATCAAGGTCTCCCTTGATGGCGTGAGCAAACGATTCGTTTGATTCAGTCGTTCCACTTGTCTTGGGGTCAACCATCACATCAGGCATTGGCACTAGAGACTGAAACGAGAATAAGTTTGGGTGTTCTGTGAAAGAATCGTATGCCAACTTCTCTTTGTTCCAGTTGTAGTAATTCTTGTAAGTTCCTTCTTTGGCAGTAGCCAAGATTAGTTCAAGTGTCTCTTTGTCTCCATAGACTTCAACATCATTAGTTGCCCAGTTTGGCATTGGCAGTTCCTTTCGTTAGTTTGTTTATTTCTGCTACATAACTATTGAAACACGAAATGCCATCTTTGTCAAGTTTATTTATAGCATTTCTTGAAATTATTTTTTGAGTCTGCGTCAGGTTTGTAGCGTAAGCGTTATGTAATTCCAGGCGAAGGCTGGATACCTGGGTGGAAAAGTGCCTACCCCCTGGATTCCAGATACGAATAAACCCCAAGCGAACTTGGGGCTTTTCGATTTGTGGTGATGGCTAATGAACGATTACTCTGTTCACGCTTTCGTAAGGTTCGCCACCTAACTCTTTCATCTCGACTTTGTAGGTTATTGGGAACACTTTGGAGAACGCATCTCGAACGCTTGCTGAAATGTCTGTCCAAGAATCAGAATCTCTATACAGCGTTGATGAATCTCCAGAATCAGGGTGGTAGTTTTGAATCGCATCAGGTTCGGTGTAATCACCAACTATCACAACTCTGTCTCCACACCAACGACCTGAAACATCTGTTGCGGGCCAGTCTCCACCACCGCTTGCTGGTGAACTCATTACCAGCAGGTAGATGGCATCCGCTAGGCTCGCATCCGTTCCTGTGTGTTCATACTGCTTGCTGAACAACCCGATTCTGTGCGGGTCTACAACTTCCTGTTTATCTAGATTTACTAACTTGTGGTATTGACCCATCCGTTATTCCTTCCGTCTCTAATCACTTGCCGACTTTTATCGGCTACTCTTTTATGGTATCGTATCGGCTCACTTTACGCAAGCCGACACGAATCTTTTATCCGTTCCGCTTACCGATTTTCTCGACAGCACGAACTGCTGATTCACCAATTAGCGTGGCGATTTCACTTGCCGACTGCTCTGGTTTCAGGCAGACCAACTGGGCATCCGTTCCGTCAAGATAAGAACGAGCAGAACTTCCGTTGTCGAATGTCAGCCACAGAACCGCAACTCCGTTCGAGTTGAACTTCTGAATCCACTCACGAACCTGCGGTCTAATGTCGTGGCGGTAATAACCATCTGACACCACAACCAACATTCTCGCACCAGAGCCATAGCAAAGGTTCAGCGAACCTTCAAGAGCCTGAAACGCTTGGACACATTCTTCCGTTCCATCTGCTGCGGAGTAGACCTTCACTTCGTCAAGGTGCTGACCCGGCTTTAGCGTAGGGAACACAGAGTTTCCGTAGTAGACCATAGCGGTTCTCGCCTGAACTCTGCGACCTGATTCGGACAGAACCCAAGCGGTGCTTGCCATAGGATTCATAGCACCACCCATAGAACCAGAAATGTCCACAGCAACGCCAATGGTCAGAGTTGGCTCGTCAGTCATTTTACGAATCCTACGAGACCAAGCATCAACTTGCTGATGGATTCCCTTCGACTTCAACGCCTGACCCTGAACTACTGAACGAGTGCGAAGTCTACCTGGGGGCAGAACGCTGTTCACTTCGATAACATCTCTCTCACGATACTTTGCTTTTTCCAATGCTTTAGCAACACGCACAGCGGCAACTCTCTCGTCAGCAGATGGCTTTCGACTTTCGATTAGGCGAGAGTTTGTATCAGAGCCATCACCAGGACCACTTGTCTTGGCAAATACTTTTTGGGCGACCTGCTGGTTCTTACCCTTCTCCTTGCTAACTTGCTCACGCTGTTTCGCATCTTCTGACCAATCGTCTTTTGTGATTTCATCATCAAGGTCAGACTGGTTTGAGATTTGAACATTGTCTCTAGCATCCTGAATCGCATCACGAATCATTTGCTCGATTGGCGATAAAGGTTTGGATTCTGATTTGCCATCTTCTGATTCTGATTCTGATTCTGATTCTGAATCACCATCATCAGAACTTTCACTTGGAGATGGAGTGCCATCAGGAGATGGAGTGCCACCACCAATTGGAGATGGATAACCACAGATGATAGGGCCTTCAACATCTCCCTTCTCACCCTTCTCTTTAGAAGTCTCTGTAAGAATCTCTACCCACTTTTTAGCGAGTGGATAAAGTTCGGTGGCATCATTGTGCTTGTCGTGTGCTTGGAACGCAATCCAAACTTCACGCAACTTTTCAATTACATCAGCACCTAAGATACCTTCAAGAATCGGAACGACAGGTTCGACATCACTAGGTTCAAGAACACCAGCATCAACACGACCAAGAGTAAGGGCAGCAAGTAATCCAGCACCACGAACATTCGCAACTTTGTCGAGTTGTTTGTCAAGGTCTGCCATCACAATTTCCATAGCACAGGCACGAAGTAGCACACGCTTATCAGGCATAGTGCGAACACCAAACGATTCGATTCGACCTTCTTCCAAATTGTGAAGTGCTGAAAATACTTCGCTGTTTTTTTCAACAGCATCATAAGCATCAAGCAAAGACCAACGAGTGAATCGTGCGTGTAGTGATTCGTGGAAAATAGCACCAGCACCCTTAGCGTATTCGAGTTGAGTTCTGCGTTTAGTAATGTCTCCAATGTCTACTGGTAGTGCGTTGTCAAAAGCAATCTTGGTGTTGATTTCAATCTCGGCAGTAGCAGGGTTGAATAGAGCAGGGGCAGGGGCAGAAGTTGTCTCTGACAAGTTCACAACTAGGTCTGTTCGGAACGACCAGTCATTGACTAACTGACCTACCTTAGCACCTAGACCCAGCCACTCGTGGGGGGTTGGATTCGCTTTAGGAATCGTAGTTGAAAAGTGAGCCATCTGGCATCACATCCTTTCTGAAAAAATCATTACATAATTATTGAACCACACTATTTGGTTTTTGTCAAGTATTTCGGGGGAGTGGGGAATCGAGTTCAACCCACCCCCCCTTTTAGCCAGAATCTGATTTTGGGGAAGGAAGGACTAGATTCTGGCTGGCTCTACGACTTCGCCAAAGGTTTTGGAGAATACTTCCGCAACCACAGGTCTGTCGAGTTCAGGTGCTGATGCGATTAGATTTGAAATCGCCCAAGATGTTCCGAAGTTTTCGGCAAGCAACTTGAAGGTCAGCACTTCACGCATTTGTGGAGACCACGAAACTTCGCCTGACAAATAACGCTTGGCAAGGTTTTGGCTCGCAGTAATCACAGGCATTGGCACACCCAACTTCTTGGCGATTGTCCAGTCAGTTAGCATCTCTGCCTGAACGCCAAAGCGTGAAAGCAGGGCCTCTGACAAACGAACACCAGGAGCATTAGGGTTAGTAGCGGCGACCACATAGAAACCATCTTGAACTTGGACAACGCCACGCTCCGGGTTTTGAGTGATTCGCAACTCGTTTCGACCATCCATCAGACCATAGACCAGCGATAGAACTTTAGGGTCAATCAAACCAATCTCGTCAATGAACAAGACTTTACCTTGCTCGATTGCTTGGACTAGAGGACCATCAACCCAGTCGAATCCGCCACTTGGAGTTTGGACATAGCCACCAACAAAGTCAGCAACTTCTGTATCTCCAGTTCCAATGATGGTAATCAGGTCAGCACCAAAGGCGGCTTCAAGCAACGCAGTCTTACCAGTTCCTGGAGGACCATAAACAAGCGTGTATTGCTTGATGTCTCGTGCTTTACGCAAGGTTGGAATGTCAGCGTGTTCACCCCACGAACGACTTGTATAAGTCTCGCCATTAGGTCGAACATAAACATTCTCACCAGTCATTGGTTCGGCACTCACGACACCACGCACCTTTTTAGTAGTAGTAGCACCATCTCGAACTCTGATAACAGCACGACCAGAATCTTCGTGATAGAACTTTGTTAGTTTGTCTCCATAGGTGTCGTTCACAAACTGACCAAACACGCCACGAATGGCATCTGGTAAATCAGGACTGAACCCTTGAGTTGTTTCGGTAATTGTATTCATTATTTTAGTCTCCTTCCTAGACTGCTACTTCTGCGTTGAATGGTTCTTCACTCCAACCTAACGCTTTACGACTTCTCTCGATTCGGCGATAAAGTTGATTTGGAGTTTTACTTTGTTGGATGGCAGATAAATCTTCATAAGAGAATTCAACTACCAGTGGTTTTTCATAGAGTGTCCAACCTTGTCCAACTAAGTTTCGGAAACTTCCGTTGAGTTTGGCAAACACTTCTGCCACATAATTTTCGACACCAATTTCAATTGGATTCTTTTCGAACTCTCCATAAGCATCTCTACTAGGTGCTGAAACATTTAGGCGTTCAACCTGCCAGTTTCGGCGTGGATGCCAAATAGAGATTCTCCTACGAATGTAGGCAGGGTTCACAACTTCATTCTCCAAAGAGATTGAGTGTGGAGTTAGAATCACCTGAAAGGTGTATTGGTCTTTTCGAAACTCTAGGTAAAGGGCTTTACCCACAGCATCTTTTTTGGTTTTCGCAGTTGTCATTTTTTGTCCTTCCGTTCTGCGTTTTTTTCTTACATTCTTATTGAACCATAGATTCTACTCTATGTCAAGTCCATCCTGAATCTTTTTTTGGCGTGTCTCTGTTTCGATAACAAGGTCTTCTCGACAATCGCTACAAACCTTGAACACCTTGTCTCTCCAGTTGCTAACGACTGTGTGAATGTGATTACCTTCAGGGCACAGGTCGCAAGGGTCTCTGTGTGGGTTGAACGCTTTTCCCAAATAGAACTGGTCATAGCAATCATCACACCAAGATTCAGTAAAGCCATCAAAGTATGCTGACTTGGTAGCGTAGGCATTAGAGCAATTATTACAGGTCATTAGTCAAGCACCTTCAGAATGATAAAGCCAACTTCTTCAATGAATTCTGTTTTGGCTCGCTCGAACTGCTCTTGGTTGTCGAAGTGGAAATACACTCGTTCGTCATAGTAGAAGTCTTCATCAAAGACCACCTTGCCATCTCCAATGACGAGTATCACTTCTTCTGGGTCCCAACTAGGGTCTCCTTGAACCAATGCGTCTACAAAGGTCAGGTTGTCGTATGGGTTGTTTGTCATTTTGTCTCCTTCGTTCATACCCCCAGTATGCCAGAAAGCAGAACTCGTGTCAAGTTCATTTATAGAAATTATTTCAGGCGTGTCGCCCAGGGGGTGATACCTTTTCCACCCACCTTACAGAACTGGTTTCGCACACTCCAAGCAAACTATCCATTCAGATTCGTCATCAAGGGCGAGCAGGAAGGGAACAAACTTCTTCCCATCAGCGAGTTCGCCAACTGGTTCAAAGCAAGTCTCGCAACTTTCAAAGTCGCTAGTCTCTAGCCCAATTTCATTTGCTAAACGCTGTTCTTCAGCGTTCTCTATAGTGTGGAGTTCAATGTGTCGCATCATAGTTTTATGATAAAACATCCCACAATGCGTGATTTGAGACTCCGCTGTTACGTTACAGAGTCTCCCTCTAGTCCGAACTCTTTCTTCCTCCACACACTGGGTGCGTGGTTCCTTTCGACGTCCGTTTGCACATCCGTTGACTCGTACACACGTATCACGCTGATGCAGGGGTCACCCGTCTCGAACTCGTTATCTTCGCTAGCCGATGTAGGCAAGCCGTCATGCGTGTAGCAAACTGGCACGCCGACCCAACCGTTGCGATGTCCTATCGCAAGCCACTCGTCAAAATCCATATCCGTTAAACCTTTCTGGCTTTCTATCCCAAGCCGTCATTGATTCCCACCCTACACCCAAGCCGTTGAATTTCGCAAGGCGGTTTGTGAGTCATCCGTCTATAACGCAAGCCGTTAAGTTACAGATGAGGTGCGGCTGAAGAGTTCTTTCTCTGCGGCTCGCCGTGCAGCAAACGAAGAAGACTCATCCGTCTGAAGAATTACATAACCGTTATGTTACAAATGCCCCGTATCCCTCGCCGTTCATCACTTCGAGTGGGAAGAAGTCAGACGCTTCGGGGTTTCTAACACAAGCCGTTATGTTTCAAATTGCGGGAGGGAGAAGCCGGGGTGGAAAAACCGCTGCCCCCTGGGAAACGGCTGAAAAAGAATTCTGCGGGACGGATTTATAACTTAGTGCTTATGCTACAGAAAGCCTTACACCGAAATGTCAGTGGTTCGTGCTATGCGGAAACTTGGAACAAGTTGGACATCTTGCCCAAGATTTCTAGAGACTTTAGGTCGACGTCGCCAGTCGCTTGCGACTGAGCGTATCCAAGGTTTCGCTGAAACTTTGCGTAAGCGTATCGAGTCTTGGCATCGAAGATGCCACGTTCAAGTTGTCGAGCGTCGACAACAACGTTCAACGCCAGTTGAACTAACTGGACGTTCTTGTGCTTTGACCCAAAGCGTAACTGAGCAACAGACACCGTTGGAAGCGTAGTGCTCTCCCCTTCACGTTTGTAACGTAAGAACCTATCCGTTGGGTTGAAGGGACGTCCAAACCCAAGAACCTCGTAACAAAAACGCACCCGTTCATAAACCCCATTGTTCCCATTCGCTTGCCGTTGTATTGGGCTAGCCGTCATACCTTCAATGGTTGTGATTAACCCGTCCGTTTTCCAACGCTTGCCGTCAATTACAATTCCAACATGTGGCACGCCGTAATCGGAAACCGTCGACGTTTCGAAGAAGACAATGTCTCCCCGCTTGGGGTTCTGAAATAACCGTCCGTGTTTGATGAACGTGCTGAGGGCAACGGGCGTTTGTGACATAACGGGTAAAGGCAAGCCGACTTCCCTCGCAACGACGTCGATAAACATTCCGTCCCAAGGCAAGCCGTTAGTTCCTAACCGCTCGCCGAAGATGTTGTCCCGTTGCTCCTTGGATACGTACCCGTTGTAACTTTGGGCTTGTGTTACAAATTTTTCGAGAGGGGAATCACTCGCCGTCTTCAGAAACTGCATCAGCCTTTTGCTCTCCCGCTAAAGTTTGAAGTTCGTGCAGAAGGTTCACGGCTTCGTTAGCACGAGCCGTTACTCGCACGTGTTCAAGTCTAGTCGACGCAAGCCGAATGTCTTCGGAGAGGCGAGTTGCTAAGTCGGCTGCCATTTCAATTATATCATTCATCTTTGACATTGTCAACTACTTCCGCATCTACGATTTCTTCTTCAGGTTTTCTTGTAGCGTCAATTGCGTTCTGTGCAATACGTTGCAAACGTTCAGCAATGATGCTTGCTGCTGGACGAACGTCGAGAGTAACATCAGTGTTGATGTCAAACCCTGCACGCACGCCAGCACGGTCAAGAATTTCGGTGGCTGCTTTGAGTTTAACGGGTTCGCTCTCAGCGGATTCCATTAAGGACTCAAGTGTGTCGACGGCGGTTGGGGCTGCTTGGGTCAAACGTGAACGAGCACGTTCAACGCTATCCGTTGGTTTGTTACGTAAGGAACCTAAATGCACCCTACACATGCCGTCATCTTGTGGACGTCCTCCAGTCCATAATTGGCAACGCAAGCCGTCATCCTTGATGGCTTTGCAACGTGAAGGAAGGGGAAACCGTTTCTTCGGTTCGATACCCGTTGCCTCAATTTCGTTTGATTGCTTTACCCACGCCTTTGTTGCACCAAGCACCCAAGGCGGAACAACGACATCCGATGCGTCTTCAACGAGTAAATCGTAACCCGTTAGATAGTCTGAGTTCTTGTCCTTCGGGTTGGTGAGTATTGCTTGCTTTTCTGTAATAGAACGCAAACGTTGTTGAGTTTGCATCTCTTGTGACAATGCTTGAATTAGTCCCGTTGGAACGCCGTTGACGGCGTAGACTGGTAGCCAGTTAAGTTTTGCTCGACGTAAGGCTTGCCGATTCTCGAAAGTATCTTCGCAGATGCCACGGTCGGTTTCTTCGATGCCGTAGTCAGAAAGGTCTGGACGTAGGTTGATAGGAGTGTCGACTTGGATTACTGGAGCCTCGACTTCGGGTTTAGCGAAGGGGTCGGGAGTGTGTTGTAGTTCTGACATAAACGTCCTTAAGAGTCAGACGGGAAGATTGGGGAGAGACTACTTCCCGCCTGACCCGTTCTTTTTGCATGTTTGCAATACAAAGGGTGTCTCTTCCCGAAGGTTTTTATAGAACCTTCTACGTATCACTATAAACGGAAGTGCAATTACCGATTGGACGAATTTTTGGAAAAGTTGTGGCTTTGGCGAGGGTTTTCTATTTACAAAGACAAAAAAATCCCCGAAAAATCAAGGAAGTTGAAATTTCGGGGAAATTTTTTGAAAGTGATTTAAGATTTCTTCTTTTTAGAGTTTTTCTTTTGCTCTAACAACCAGTCTGCTTGCTGGTGTGGAAGTCGTCCTTCGTTGTTTGCAGGGTGTCGCATTTTGCTACCCTTCTCGCAAGGACACATTCCGTCATTGCCACAAGCACAAGTCCGTTCTTCTTTTAGAACTTTTATGACTTCTTCATAACGCTCTTCGCTTTTCGCTTTTGCTCTTTCAATAACTTTAGGGTCATCAGTTTTAAGAATGATTTTCCCGCTTTTGTCGTCAATCATCCAACGACCATACTTGTCACGAGCGAACGTGCTTACTGTTCTTTTGATTTTTCTAAACTTGATGCTTCTGTATAGGTCTCTAATCCAATATCTCATTTTGCTTCTCTCCTGTCTTTGGATATGGTTTTATTTCGTAATTCAGTTTTAGTAGAAGTTCTTTTCTACGACTCTTCGATTTTGTGTTGAAGAAAACGTAGCGATGCTTTCTTGGTCTTTCGTGTCTTTGGAGTCTGTCTCCATAAAACGCTTTTGCACCATTGACTCCGCCATGCTCGTCGAATATGTGTCGGGCATGAGAACCAGTTTTTCCATCTAGTCTCCATTCTACATGGCGGTCTGACATTCCCGTGTAAATCCAGTTTGTGGCTTGATAAACAATTCCAATATGACCAGCATCAATCTCGGCATAAGAAACTATTATATCTTTTTCTTTAGGAAGCAGTCTTAGGCTACGACCAATCAAATACGATTCCGTGTTTTTGGGAGTTCCGTCTTTAATCCATAACCTAGTAAGTTCTAAAACTTTGTCTGCTTCTTCAATTCCACATAGCCCAACACACAAACTGCGGGATGCTGGCTTTCCGAAAATTACACAGCCAATCATTTCTTGACCATCGAACAGACCATAGGCAAACATAGTGTTTGCTTTACGGTGCAGGTAATGGTTAGCGACAACCATCTCGTTGGCGGTCTTGCTATCTATCTTGTTGATTGTGTAATTTATCATCTGTTGCTACATCGGGTCTTTGTCGTTTTTGCCTTTGTCTTCATCATCGAATTTTGGATGACGCAGGTTGTCAAAATTATATAGCCAATCTTTTGCTTGGGGAATCTTTATCTCTGGGTTAGTCTCAATTTCCATAACATAGTCATAGACATAACAAAGCAAAGTCTTACCTGTCTTTTCATCGATTAGTTCATACTCGATAAGCATCTCGACGTGGTCAATGATTTTGCCAAGTGCTTCTTGTTTACTCGCCATTTTCAGAACCTCCTTCCGAATCTTTTAGTTTCTTTTCTTCGCATACTTTGCAGTGGCAATACCAAACATTGTCATACCATTTGATTTCTGGTCTACAATTTTCGTGATTGCCAGTCATACAGAATCCACAAATCCTGTCACTCATGCTGGTTTCATTTCGTAAATAATTCCCTTGTGATGTTTTACTCGAACCGTCGGGTCGACGTAAGTTTTGATTCCGTTTTCCCTAGCGTTCATACACCAAGAATAATCTTCACCAACATTTACTGCTACTGGAAACGCTTCCCACTTGACGTGTTTTATTTCAAACCAAGGGCGAGAGCATTTTTCAAATACTCCAGATTTCATAGCAACGAATCCAAATCCAATTCCAAATACTTCGACTGGTTCATCTTGCATAAAGAATTCTTTTTCGTTTACTAATCTTGGCAGTTGCTCTTTATCGAAGAAGGCACATGCGACTGAACCTGCTAAGTCAATCATGTAGAGTCCACCGACAACATCTAGGTCTGATTCATAAATCTTGGCGAACGCTTCAACATCCCATTCGATATCAGAATCAATCCAAAAGATTTTGCCATAAGTGAATTCACCACGACCAATTTCTGATGCTCCCCAATCAACGCCTTCCATATCCAAAGCGACTTGCTCACGAGCAGATGGAATGAATGAAGATTCTCGGTTTAACCATTTGTAAGTTAGACCTCGTTCATTCAGCCACTTCGTTGTCTCAAGCAAACTTTTGACATAGGCGTTGTGAATCATCTTTCCTGGTGTGGCAATCACAACATCGTAGTGGGGCTTACTCATAGTCCTTTTCTTCAATATCCATTTCCATTTGTTGAGCCATTCTCTGTTGTGAGATTTGTAGCCACGCTTTCATAAAGAAGTTGAACTGACCAAAGTCTAGTGACTCGACTATCTCAAACTGTTTAGGATTAACCAAACATAATTGAATATACTCGTGCACCAGTTCTATTTGACTTCTACCGCTGACGTGCATCAGTTTCATAAGTTTAGACATTGGCAGTTCGTTTAGACCAATCAGGTCAAATTCGTAACCCTCGATTGCCATCGTGGTGATGGCAAAATTTTCGAACGCTGATTCTATTTCTTCAATTGTTTCGGCTGAGAGTTGAGGTTCTGAATGTGGGCTTTTATTTCCCTCATTTTTTCCGTCTCTAGGCTCGTTGGAATTTCCTTGGGTGTTGTCCATTTTTGATTCTCCTTCATATTTTTATTTGTGTATGGTTCTAGTTTAGTTTTACAGTCGTTGCAATAAAGTTGATTTTCTTCGACTGGAACTTCTTTTAGTTTTTTTGGTTCTCTATCGTAAACAGATTGTGTAGAGCACATTCCACGACATATGTACTTAGGCTCAACCTTTTTAAGTTTTAAAGCCAACTCGACTGGAACTCTTTTAGTTTTTTTACAAGATTGGCAGTCGATAGTGACTTTATTGTTTTGTTCATTGGCGACATAAACCCAGCCTTTGGCTTCACATGAAGGACATTTTCTAGTCTCTTCATCTGGAACATCGGTCTCGATTTCATCTTTGTAAAGAACTAATGTTTTGCCAGTTATCTCGGCAGTATCTTTGACAGCCTTTTTTATTATTTCTTCTGGGTCTATCCATAGAGTCTCGTCATAAAGATACAAATCAACCACGATATTGACGTAGTAGGTAGTAAGTTCCCTTAGTCCACCTAAACTCCAAGCAGCAGTGAAGTCAAGTTTTGGGTTGACCAAATTTAGTTGCTTAGTTAATTCGTCAGTAACATCTTCGTAGTAGTCGCTAGTCACTGGAGTTTTAGGCTCGTGATAGACAGACACTATTGCTTTGGCTATGTACATTTCGTCCTTTCGTCTTATATCTAATTATACGCCTAATCGACAATTTTTGCAAAGCAAAACGTCGAATCCTGTCGCCTCTGAAACAATTAAGCCTGTCGCAGTAACTGGAACTGGAGACACTGCCCCATCATTTCCACATCTATCGCACTTCTGCTCAATAAGCCAATCAACAGCAAAACCTCTATCGTAAGCAGTCTTTAGTCCTAAACCTAAAGCATGGAACTGACCAGCACCGCTTGTCTTTCTCAAGAAGCAACGAACATCTCCAACAGACAAAACTGGTCTAAGTTTCTTACAAGGACATTCCATCTTTGAAGGCTTGCAATAAACTCCATAAGAAGTCTCGTGTCTACCTACTGGATGTCCACAAACACAGATTCGATTATCTCTGTCCAATCTCTTCTGTCGACTTAGTTTTGCTTCAGCCTCAACTACGTCTCCATAAGAAAAATCAACAAACTCAAAGGGGTCTTTTTCGACCATCTTTTCTCCTAACTTTTGAGTACTAAAACTCTACCACAACTTTTCTGAATATCTTGAATATCCTGAATGTTTTGTCAAGTTTCTGTATATCTGTATGTCGACTTATTTTCCTTACGCATATAGAAAAAAATTTCTAGGGTAACCAAAAATATAGTCGACATTCTGATATACAGGTATTCAGAATATTCAGAATATTCAGGGATACTATCAAGAAAACCTTACCACGAACTAAAGATTTTTGCTAGTATCTACCCCTTTTTCTACTATCCGTTTTCTTAGATTTTCAAATAACTTTTTCTGCTAGTATCACAGCATTTTCTCAGGAATTGAGCCTTGTCCCAAGCATACCATAATACAATAGATTCTATTAAAAACATTCAGAACATTCAGAAAAAATATATAATGTTAACCCCAAAGTCCCCCCTGATTTTATAGGGTAAAATAGACATATGTCATTCCCAATCAACGAATATCAAGAAGCAGTTGAACAGAATCTGCGTAAGATTCGACTCTGCAAAAACGTCGTTGACGAGGTTCACAGACATCTAATTGACCCCTTATATCCCGAAGACAAGGCAGACTTACTCTTAGCCACCGAGTATCTCCTTGATGCAGTTGTTTGTCTTACAAACGACGTTTCCGAAATGGTGTGGCACGACCAACTAAGAAAACCTACTCCAGAAAGTTAAATAATAGATGCTACGCTCCGAGAGGGGCGAGGGAGAGCGTCCAAAGCACAAACACCCAATAAGAAAAGGGTCACAAGTAATACTTGCAACCCTTTTTCTTGCTACGCCTATCTGTATGGCACAGTCGGCGTTAGCACTTACTTCTTCGAATTCGGCTTTTGTAAAGCCTTCTGTGTCTTCTTCCATTGACGGAAGGCAACCACAAACACGCCTAGCAACCCTGTTAACCAGCCAAGAAAGATTCCCAGCCACAGGCTTGTCCAATCGAGGTTTATTACAATCTCCATTTCGACTCCTAACTTTAGAAGATATCAACACTATAGAGTCTACCCTAGCAACCTACAAAAAGCAACTAGCCACACTCAAAGCAACTTCCCCCAAGAACACATCACCTAACAACGTCTCTGCCCTTAATACAGCCATTAGGGACGTCGAAACCAAGGTATCTGCCCTTGAAACTGCCCTTGCTGAAGCCAAAACAGCCTATGCCAAGCAACTTGATGCCCAAGAAACCCTAAGACGCTCCATAGCCAACTATGACTTAGCCGTTAGCAACGAACAAACCGCTAAACTCAAGGCAGATAGCGACAAATCTGCCCTTTCTGATGCTGAACTTAAGGTACAGACTGCTCAATCAACACTTGATGCGTCACTGGTGCGTCTAAATACAGCAATAGAAAACAAGCAGTCTGCCCAAGATGCCTTTAATCTTGCTGACGCATCATTGACGGGTCAAATAGAAATCACCGACAACGCCCTCACCAAACTTAACTTAGCAAAGTCAGCGTTAGCATCTGCCCAAACAGTTCTAGTAAACACCCAAGAGCAGTACAACCAAATTCACGAAAGCACGCAGAATCTTGTTACTGCCTACAATCAGGCTTTAGAAGAATACACAGTTGCTTACAACAACTATCTTGCGAAGCAGAGTGCTTATGTTACAGCCGAGTCTCATCTGAACCAGAAACTCTCAAGTCTTAACACAGCACAATGGAATTATGACAACTTGCTAATTCCAGACCCAAACTGGACACCACCTACTTATCAAAAAGAGCACATTCGCACAGTTCTAAATACTAGACAAGTAGAAGTTCGCACACTTGTTCCAACCACAACTACCTCTTTCCAAGAGCAGGTAATCCCAAACCTACTGCCTAACCCAACACTAACCACCACAGATGGTTGGAGCGGAGTTTACTGGGGGTGGCAAGGCTCACAGCCCGGTATGTACGATGGAGAGATTACCTTCTCTTATATGGACCAAACAGTCAGCCAAGGTCTCTACTCTGGACCTTTCAACAACGCAACTCTTACTTTATCTGCGGACTGGTTAAGCGACTGGACTGCGGACAGTTACTCAATGACTGTCACAGCAGAGGACATCAATCGAAACCCAGTTGGAACCGCTACATACACCAACACAAGAACAGCACATGACTGGACAAATAGAAGTGTAACCCTCACAGCCACAGGACCTGTTTCTTACATAACTGTTTCATTCTCTGGAATAGACCACGGTTTTTGGTATGGAATGTATGGACCTCGTATGAAAAATCCAGTACTACAAGTTACTCACGGAGAGTATGTAACTGAAACAACCTACGAAGAAGTCATCACTTACGAGGAAGAAACTTACTACACCTACGAGACCTACTACACCACAGAAGTTATCCAACCGCAACAGGGTCTGACAGTTAGGGTTTATAACAACCTACCTACGGCTAACCCTCAGCGTTCCGACACTGCTTACAACTTATGTAAGACAACCACACTTACCAGCATCAACCACAACTGGAGTGGCGGAGATATTCTAGGCTGCGGCGGAGACAGAGTAATGATTCACTACACTGGTTATCTCACACCAACCGAGAACATTACCTCTCTTAGAGGCTTGGCAGACGATGGCTTTTACTTAGATGTCAATGGCTCTAACGTCATCAACAACTGGACTCTAAAAGGTTGTAGCGGAAACTGGAACCCTGTCTCATTAGAAGCAGGTAAGACTTACGAGATTGACGCTTGGTTCTTTGAATGGGGTGGCGGTGCTTGCTCCATCCTCAACTATCAATCCACCAATGGCGAGGGCGTGGTCCCAGAAGCGTGGTACACAAATGCTATCTCAGCACCTCTCATCAAAGACCCTGCTTTGCTACCTGCACTACAAGAAGCACAGGGCGAATATAACGAAGCACTCGCTTCTTACACAACAGCAAACATCCAATGGGTGGAAGCACAGGCTTTACAGCAGTCAGAAGCACAAGAATCTCTTAACGCTTATTACGCACTTATTGCCTCTGCCGAAGCAGAAAATGCTATTTACGCTAAGTTACAGACGGAGGAGCAAAACTATAATTCTGCCGTTTCTGAAACTAACTTAGCCCAAGCAGAATATGACCAAGAGTTATCAAACCAAGAAGCGTTGAGTCTAGCAAAGGCGAGTGCTCAAACTAACTTAACTAATGTTACAGATTTAGTCGACTCAGCCACTCACCAATATAATAAAGATTCAGCCGATTTGGTTACGGCTCAATCAGAACGAGCATCAGCACAAGAGGCTTCCGACCAGTCATTTAGTGCTTATGTTACAGCCATAGCCGCTACCGACTCATCACTCAAAGATAAGTCAGCCAGAGAAAACGAATACTCCGACTCGACATCTGTAACACAAGACGCTTATGTCACAGCCAGCAATTTAGTGTCCGTAGTTTCTTTCACTGAAGTCGAAACTCTCTTAAGTAAAGAACCAGACCCTCAACCTGAACCTGAAGGTTCTCCAGACCTACCTACCGACCTTTCGGCAGATAACCTTATGGACGTCGACCTCAACGAAGTTGACCCTACGGAACTTACCGAAGAGCAAGCAGAGCAACTTGTAGAGGCTGCTCTAGAGACCTTTGAAACAGCCACAGAAGGCTCACCAGAATACGAACAGGCTCTTGACGCCTTGTTCCTTGCTGCCCAGCAAGACGACATTCAAGTTGACCCAGCCCTTGCAGAGATTCCTGGTGTAGGACAGGCAGCCGAAGCAGTGGTTGCGGTTTTGAACATTGTTGGAAACGTTGGTGCTGACATCTCACCTAAAGCGAGAAAGAAAGCACAAGAGGTTGTTGTCACCACCCTAATTGTTGGACAAATTGCCCAAACAGCAGCAATTGCAACAGCAACTGCAAGTTCAGGCTCTAGTTATAGGAGAAAGTAATGAAAACATTTGGAAACGTCATATTAAGAATTGTCGCAACGTTTGTTAATTCAGCACTAGCGGTTATCGGTGCTGGTTCCGTTGCAGGTTCTGTAAGCGGTATAGAGATACCAATTTGGTTTAGTGCGGTGATGGGTGGAGTTATGGCAGTCGCTAAGGTTGTCGAACTTCTATCCCTAGCGTTCCTGGAAGACGGAAAACTTACTAGAGCAGAGATAGACGCTGCCTTCCGCCAAACTATCAAAATTAAAGACATAGACGAGAAAACCTCAACTAGCAAGAAAGAAGAAAAGTAATGAAAGATAAATTAATGCTAATCATTACCATAGGCATACTTGCGTTCATAAGCGTAGTAGTTGTTGGCGAGTATGTAGCAATGCTAACAGCACAGCAAATTACGGGAGAAGCAGTAGCAACCAACCCAGAAGCAATCGCTCTGGTACAGAACGCCCTCGTTGGTCTAATCGGTATTATCGGTGGATACTTCGCTGGCAAGAAAGAAGATAAATAATGAAAAAAATAACTAAATTCCTCGGAGAACTTTTCAAAGACCTACTTGACCAAGCATGGACTCTACTAGGTCTTGCTTTGGGTTGGGTGCTTCTAGAAGGCTCTGCCAGAGATATCGTTGGCAAACTGATAGGTGTAACTCTACTTATTTGGGTACTAACCTTCCCTATCCGTCGTGAAAAAGACGACGAATAAATCAGCAACTTCCAAAAGTCTTACAATAAAACTATGCCTAATTTAAACCCCGAAGAGCGTGACTTAGCGAACGCTTTGCTTCTGCTTGCTAAAAAGTATGGCAAGTTCAATGAAGATGAAACAGGCATTTGGGCTGGCTATGAATCTGGTCAGGCGAACGAAGTTGCTGCTATTGGAGTCAAATGCTCCAACTGCGTTCTTTATCGTGGTGGCTCTGAGTGTGCCATCATCGATTTTGAAGTTGAACCAGATGGTAAATGTCGTTTTGCTGTAATTCCAGATGGCGTAGTTATGTCCAACCCAATCAAAATAAGTCCAGAAGATATGGAGTTGTCTAACAACAGTCCTTGCTGGGATGGCTACAAGCAAGTTGGTATGAAAGAAAAAGATGGAAAGATGGTTCCTAACTGCGTTCCAGACAACGAAGCGTCTGTAACTGCAACAGCAGGTTCTAAGCCAGCACCTAAGAAAGACCAAATTAAAGGCTCTGACAAAAACAAAAAAGGTTCTGCTGCTACAGGTAAAGACATCAAGTTCACCGATTCAATCATCAAGGCTCTTGAAAAGAAAGTTGCTGACCACAACGAAAAAGCACCTAATGGTCGCAAAGTTACGTTAGCAAAACTCAAGGCTGTTTATCGTCGTGGTGCTGGAGCCTTCTCCTCCTCACACCGACCAGACCAGAATCGCAACTCTTGGGCTATGGCTCGTGTCAACGCTTTCCTAAAACTTGTTAAGTCTGGTAAACCTAACAACCCTAAGTACGTTCAAGACAATGACTTGCTTCCAAAGATGCACCCAAGAAGTTCATCAGCATCTACTTTAAATCCATTACTGGCGTCGATGGTTTTTGCTCTAAACGATGAATCATGTCCACCAGCAACTCAAGATGTTGCTGTAAACCTTGCTAATAGGGAGAAAGCAATTGAAGACGCAGGGTACGGACCGTTAAATCCTAAAGAACCAAACGAAGAGTTTTGGCAGGAGAAAGCCCAGCGTTGGGACGTCACTCCAGTAGAAGCCAAGAAGAGTGTGTGTGGGAATTGCGTAATGTTTATTCGCACACCAAAGATGTTGGACTGCATTGAAGGCGGAATTTCCGCTGGTGATTCTGGTCAACAAAATGCGTGGGATGCTATCGACAAAGCCGAACTTGGCTACTGCGAAGCATTCGACTTCAAATGTGCCGCCTCCAGAACTTGTTCTGCTTGGGTTGTTGGCGGACCAATCACTAAAGAAACTGAGTAGAAAGTAAATCAATGGCAAAGTACTTTGAACCATTTCCAGCAAAGACTCGTAACGACGAGTTTGGAAACCTAGCACCATATAGAAACGGACGTCCACATCGTGGGCAAGACTGGTCTCCAAAAGAGAAGTCACCAATTCCAGCAATCACATCAGGAACCGTCATGGAAACTGGTTGGAGCGATGTTCTAGGTAACTACCTAATTCATAGCACCTTTGACAAGTTGTTTGTAATTTACGCACACCTTGCAGAACCAGCACCACTTAAGAAGGGTGACAAGGTTAAAGGTGGCGAGACCATCGTTGGTCTAGTCGGTGGTGGTAAGAACACTCCTAGCGGTTCAGCCTCAACTGGGGCCCACCTCCACCTCTCAATCGGTAAGGACGTTAAGGTTCACCTTTGTGCTTACGAGAAGTTGGTTGACCCACTAAAGCACATCCTTGCAAACCTAGATGGTGAAGACAAGAAGCCTAGCGTTGCCGCTAAGACAGCAGCAGTTGTTAAGAAGGTAGTTCCTACCAAGAAGGCTTAATCCCGACAAGGATAAAAAAGGAATCCCCCAATCTGAATCACGGTTCAAGATTATTGGGGGATTTCTTTTATCTTAGCGGGACGCACCAGAAAGTCGGAAACCCCCCTAGAAAAAATGGAAGTAAAAACTAGGGGGGTTCCTCATTTCGACAGAAAGGAAGGAAATGACGTCTAAGAGTCCAAACACATAAAAACCCTCAGACACTTAGACACTAACACAAAACTAAAAAGTTTGCACAATTTGTTAAATTTTTTCTCAGCGTTTTAGATTATAGATAATCCGCTATTTCTTTTTCAAGAGCAACTAGGTTTTTTGCACCAACAATCTTGTGCACCACTTTGCCATCTTTAAACAATAACAACGTCGGCAAACTTGAAACCCCATACTCAGAAACTAAATCCCCTTCAACGTCTGCGTCCACCTTAACGACGTCGACCCTACCACGATAAGCATCAGCAAACATTTCCAAGATTGGCTTCATCATTTTGCAAGGCTGACACCACCCAGCCCAAAAATCTACAAGAACGATGCTAGGTGAATTAAGGACGTCGACGACAAATGATTCTTTAGTTGTATCTCTTACTAGCATTATTCCTCAGTTAGATATTTAAGTAGTTCTGGATTGTCTCGTAAAACAATTAAAAGAGTTTCTTCATAGATTGCGATAAACCAGTGCTCCCATGTTTCAAAGTCATCAGACTTTTTTGGTTTCACTGGAGTATTGAACACCATACGAATTGCGTGCATTAGTTCGTGTACTAACGTCGAACGTTGACGAGTTGCAGTTAAGGCAGAGTCAATAACAATTAAATTGTCATTATCTTGCGTGTACCCAAAAGTACCGTCATTCAGCATTCCATCGCTTTTTCTATCACGAAGTACGACCTCAAATACTTGAGTTCCGATTCGGATTTTGGCTGGCGGGTTCATGGGTCTATTTTAGCATTTTTGGAATACCAGCACTGGCTCATATTTATAGCCACCCTTGGTAATAGATGACAAAGACAGCCTTAATTCCTCTACAAAAGTGAACCCTTCTTCTAGGGCAATCCGCTTGGTATCTGCCACCAGCGTCTTATGAGACCTTACGTCGGCGACATTGAGCACCATATATTTGTCTTTTTTTAGAGCCACAAAAGCGTTACGAATTGTAGAACGTAAGAACCCCTCATTCCAAGATTCAACGCTATTGAATTTCATATAACTCTGCGTATCTTCAGTTGAGTATTTTTCTGTGTCAAAGTATGGCGGTGATGTAAAAGCAAAGTCAATCGACTCTGGTTCTAAAAATGTAATCTCACTACCTTGCATACGCAACTCAACAAAAGTGTTGCTTTCTACAGCAAAGTCCACAGCAATTTGCAAAAGTCCACGCATCGTATCTTCGGCAGGGTCTGTGCCAATATACGTCGCTACGTTTGTAGCAATCATTGCACCAAGCAATCTTCCACCATAACCACAACTCATATCCCACACGACTGCGTTATCTCCAGCGTATTTGCGATAGATGGCAGCAGCAGCCGTTGGTCTAAAGTTAGAAACAGATTGTGCACCAGAATAACTACGTAACGCTTTACGAATTCCAGCATCAGAGATAAAGTCTCCACGCACCATACGTCGACGAATTGCTTTCATAAACAAAACGTCATCACCATAAATCTCCACGGGCGTCAGCATTGTGCCAACCTTCACGTTCCAAGAGTGGTGCATGTAACTCCACGCTAAAGCAAGACCATGCATCGTCTGACGAATTACGTCGCCGTCAACGATTGTGTCTCCCTTTTCCAAGAAGTAGTCGAGCATCTTGTCATATTCTTTACGTCGCTCTTCTTCTGTCAGGTTGTATACAGGAAATCCATTACGTCGATAGTAATCAAAAACTTCTTGAGCAAACGCTTGCTGACCTTCTTCATCTAATCCAGCCCAAACGGATTTAGATACGGGCTTGCTAAAATCAATCATTTTCTTCTTTTATTTGAAGTAATTCGGAAAGGCTTTTAAATCCTTCATCTTCTATTTCCAACCCACTCAATAAAAGAGAGAACGCTTCATTAACAAAAGTTGCTGCAGTGGGGGTAAGACTATTTATAATTCCGTTTGCTTTGCAATATGCGAGTGGCAATCCTAAGTCGTTGTATTCAATAAATTCGGCAAACTCTTCGTCCCCCCTACAAGTGAGCCACAAATCTGCCAGTATTTTACATTTGTTTGCAAAGGTAGTTTCCAAATTTAAATCTCCAGTTTTTGAACTACCGACTCTACATAAGAGTTAAGTGTTTCTATGTCCTTGTTGTTATGTATCTCTACATCAAATACGTAATCATTCAAAGCACTCTCAGACGGGTGCTCATTTGCTGGTTCAACCCCATCACGAACGACTCTAATTACTATGCCACCAAGTTTTTTAATCGCATCTGCCTCATTTGGATAACGAACGTCGGCGATAACGGCTTTTGCTCCATCAGGTATTGAATCTAGAGCATAGTCAACCCAGAAGTCGTCGCCAAACATTTCACGACCAACTTCTGTACCAAAACGCTGAAGCAATCCACGAACGTGTGGACTACGCTCTTTCAAACCTTCCCAGCCATAAACGTCTACGCCAACACGCAAAGAAGTATTTTGAACTTCGTTCACGGTGATTCGTGGGTCAAGTTTGTACATAGCCTCTTTCATCGGCTTTGCAAATGAAAACTTTTGATAGCCATGCTTTTCTACCAAGTAGTCAGCAGCGGTGTCTTTACCAGAACGTGCCCAGCCAGAGATGCCAACAACTGTTACTCGTGGCTGAAGTTTTCCGTCTTTAAGTATGTAGATAGGTAGGTCTAGTGCTTCTGCGACTTGGACTTCGAGCGTCGCACCTTTAGAATTTCTCCAACCTTCCAATACGCAGACACAATCAACAGCCAGAACGTGAGGCAAATCACGACGCATGTAATCACCCCAAGTGTTATTGGGAGCATCAGGACGTCCCGCACGAAGGAGGGCTTCCTCCAATGTTTTGCCGTCGTTGTGTGCTGGATTGATGACTTCATATCCTAATCCTTTCAGTGTTTCTTCTGCTTCAAAGAATGCTGGAAAGTTCCAATCTTTGTGTCCCGTCATAGGACCTGCAATGTAAATCTTCATTTATTCTCTTCCAACATTATTTGTAGAAATTCAAGTTTAGTTCTAAGAGCATCAATTCTTTCGGATATCCGCTCTACTTCTTTTCCGAGTGTTTCAAGTCTTTCCAGTATGGAATCTAGTTCTTCTAAGGTCATTGACTATTCGCCAGTCCCATCACAGATTTCCATTACCTTTTCGCCGAGGTACACGTCTTTGTATTTCTCAAAACAGTTATTGCTGTATATCTGTGGATTAAGTATCATCCAGACCACTGCTCCAAGTGTTGCTAACAGAGAGATTATTATTAATGCCAGAACGGTTCTACTTTTCAATTTTTCTATCCTTTACAAGAGAATAAACAGCACTAAGGGCGTCGACCATTTCGTGTTCGCCATTACAACATGCTGGTTCGTACTCAAACGTTACTGTAACCGTCGGGCAATCTGAACCCTTTGGTAGATGAATCTTATCTACCCTAAGTAGCGATAACCTAGATGGGTCTCTAGGCTCAATCTTCTTCTTGTTCATCTATAAACCTCAATAGGGACGTCGACGAGAAGTGGTCTCTGTATATAGGTTCCAAATCATCATCTAATTGGAACTCAGAGCGATTAGCCAAAATCCAGTCCCTTATTCTTTTTCGCTCTTCAGCGATTCCATCTTTTCTGCCATAGTCATAGGCTTCAATACTCATTTTAGTTTCCCGTTCACTTCAAAGATTTCATCAATCATTGACTCAGCCCAGTGGCAGATATCACATTCTTCCCCAGTAACGTTCCAATAGTTGCAAACAGACAAATGACCTTCTAGCATTTGAAGCACTACTGATTGACCATCATTTATTCCGTCTTGGTAAGACTTGTTCATTATGGTCTGAATGTTCTTGTCAATAAGAATTACCTGACTGCAACAGCCATCACATTCGTGACGTTCACTCTTATGAGTCAGGTCGTGCTCGCAGACATAGTAATTCATTTGCATTACCTGTCCCAGTTAATCGTCTTCTTCATTTTTGCCTTCTTCTTTTCAGATGGCTCGGTTGTCATCTTTATCCAAATAATACCAACAATGTTCAAGATAACAAATGGCAACGCACACCAGAAGAACACGGTAGGGGCTAGTCTCCAAAACTCAGACCAGAAGTACTCTGCGGTGATATTCATCATCCTCCTTTCTAAAGTTATATAATAATGTATCATTTTTGTACAGATATGCCGTTATAAACTTAAGTTTAAGTTTATACAGCAGGGTTGTCAGAGTCTGTCTCTTCGTGCTTCCAAACTGTTATTAGTTCGTTCAAACGACCAGCCAATACTGACAAAGCAGTTTCTTTAGCACCTTCAACATATCCAATGTCTTGGGCAATGTCTTCAATTACTAATTTATAAGCATCAGTTAAATTACTCACGGCTATCACCTCCTCTTTTTTTAACTCTAGAACAGGGCAGTACTCTACTTCTTTAGTTTGATTCATAAGAATGTCACCGTTTTTGTGGTAGGTACGTTGAAGCACAAGGTTGTGCATCCAAACCGATTGTCTACGCATTTTATGTATAAGGTCTCCGCAGACTGAGCATTTAGCAAAAAACGAGCCATCTTTGCGATAGCCCTCTTCTACGTTAAGAGGTTCAAAAATCTTTTCGTCATTCATAGTATCAATTTAGCAAACTTCTTTATAGAAGTCAACTACCCTCGGTGTCGTGTTTTTTGGCTTTCTGCTTTTCTTTGTATTCTTTAGCCAAGTTCTTATCGGTCTTGTTTTTGCTATGTACGGTCTTAACCATCTCTAAGGTGCAACTTCTGTAATAGGAGCCGTTTTTACCGCTACCAATTACGTCTATCCATTCAATGCCTTTTTCGGTTTTTACATACTTAACAAAGTTGTATCTGCCAGTCCACCCAGTAATCTTTAGTTCAGTTCCAGGTTTTACGTGGCGACCATTAATCTGCATCTCGGTTTTGATTTCCCATAAGTCATTAGGCTTAGGGGCATCTGGTACTTCAACCTTCTTTTTCCTACTCATACTTAGATTATATACATGACCACTGACTTTGTCAAAAGTAACCCCCCTACTACATAAACAATAGGGGGGTTAAATAAACTTTTAGATTAGCCAATAAGTTTAATTTGATTTAAAGCATTAGTCCTTAGCGTTCCACCAAGGGGAGAATAGCCCAAAACCGATGCCTTTGCTGGAGAACAAGTAGATATAACGTACTTAAACCAGTCTTGAATAGCCTTACCCTTACCAACTGAAGTAGTTCCGCTTGTACGCTTTGGAGCCAATCCATAGGTAACAATTGACAATTGATAAGCACCACTAACAACCTTGGTGAAGTCAATGTTCAAGGTTCCGTTAGTTGCGTCAGTTCCACCAGTGATTGGAGTCTGTGCGTTGATGAAACGACCAGCAGCCGAAGCGGTAGGAGCAACGAAAGCACCCGCTGCGTTTCTCAACTTAGCGATTGCAACGTCAGCCGAGATTGCGTCAGATAGGTCGAAGTAACCAAATGCGTTTGCGTTATCTTCAATATACCCAGCCAACAACTGAGAATTAGGAAAAGAAATAGCATTAGAAGCAAGTCCACCAGATGCGGAAACCATGTCGCTACTACCCTTAGTCCAACCACCAACAGTCTGGCTTAGATAATTAGTTAGGTTTGAGTTTGTTCCAGAACCAGATGCACGGTAGGCAACCTTGATAACTTTCTTTGGCAACTTCACACGAGTGTTGAGAGCCTTGATTGCTGCGTCGTCCCAGCGGGTGATTGTGCCCTTTAGGATTCCAGAAATAATTTGCGGAGTTAGGTTTAGACCATCGCCGACACCAACTGCTGAGTAAGCAAATGCGACAGGACCTCCAAATAGAGGTACGGTTACATAACCCTTATTAGGAAATCCGCTTATGTATGGTGAGTCTGTAGCAGCCCAATCAACATTTCCAATAGCAAACTCAGTGCGACCTGTACCAGAACCAGTAGAGACATAAGTCACACTGTCTGCCGAGTAGTTTGCTGAACAACTTTGTAGCAGTCCATTAGCAAAAGACGAGCCTTTTCCGCTTAAGGAATACCCAGCAGCCAAAGCAGAGTTGCTAGACATTAGTAGACCAATTACCGACAACACAGATGTCAGCAAGGCAATAGTTTTGTTTTTCATTTTTCTCCTGTTTGTTTACTTAATTAACAACGCTTGACAATTAAAGCATATGAAGATTAATAAAAGGTATAAACAAACTAAACAACGAAATAATTTTGAAAGAATAAACCCCCCAGTCTAAACAAAAGAAGAAAGACTGAGGGGTTTAGTGTGAGTAGGTGGGTTGCTTTTACCACCAGTGCCAAGTCAGTTCGGTTCTAACGCCGCTTTTCAGCACACCTGCTATTCGTCTTACTAAGACGACCCGTTGAGGTCTAGCAGTGCCTTACTCCCCCATCTGACGATTGGAGTTGTTCAGCCATACTCCAGACTCCCCGTCGGGAATCTGTTTGTGGATTGTCGGGAATCGAACCCGATTATTGCCTGTCAACAATCCGCCCTTGACTATCCAGCCAAGAGGTCTCCTACACTATCCAGTGCAGTAGATAATAATCATATCTATATAACCACTAACTTGTCAAATCCATTTGTGAGGTGGCTCGCTGTTTTACTTCAACTACTAGGCTATAGAGTCTGCTACATGAAAAATTACTTTTCCGTTACGCATCGTCGCACTCTTCGTTCCCTCGTAATACTAGGGAGTGCCCTAACCAGTTCGGCAATTCAACTTGCTAGTAATTAATAAGATACATATCAATTGAACCTTTGTCAAGTTCATTTGCAATATTTTTTAAAAAGTTTGGAGAACCTAGTACTAACCCTTTCGGGAGTTCCCACTCTTTCGAGTCGTCTCAAGTTTTTACTCTGCTGGTTGGTTCTGTGGACTCAGCAGTAAAGAGCCTTAAACGCCTAGCCTCACGACTAAGGTGCAGTACTTGACTGCAATGCCCCTAACGGGGTCATCGTGGAGATGAGGGGAGTCGAACCCCTGTCCTGACATATTCTGTTTGTTCTTCTACACGCTTAGGCTCTACCAGCCACGGTACTGCGAAGGCGGGATATTTAGAGGTCTCCTGCTGCAACCTTTTTGGTTGTCCTATTTATTTAAAACCTGAGTGCCCACTTAGGACTGGTGCTTTCTCAGGGGCGTCTAGCAATTTTTAGGCTGCTAGGGCGAATGCAGAACGTGATTCAGCATTTATTTTTTGTAGCGGTTTTACAAGACTCCGCTATCTTGGCGTGCTTCACCAAACTTCAGATGCCAGTCGAAACCAGGCATCCCCTTGGTTCACTATTTAGTTATAAAAATATTATAGCAAATAAACTACTTATTGACAAGTTTACGCTTTACTTTATCAAAAACTTTTGGACGCTTCTTCCAAGCCTTTCCACAGTTTCTATCAGCATTGCTACCTTTTGCTGGAGAGTTTCCGCCTCCGCCTTTACCTTTAGCCATGATTCCCTTCGATTAGATAAGTTCGCTATTAGATTAACACAAGGATTTGCATTCCTATAAAAAACGTGTCTATAATGAGGTATAAAGGTTTTTTACCAAACGACAAAAGGAGAAACAATGAAAGACGCATTAGTAGAGCAGTATGCCCCAAGGTTAAGGGAACTACTTCCTTTGGCTAGAAAGGCTTATGGCTCTAGAAACACCGTATCACCACAGCACGATGCATCACGTGAGTACACCAAATTGCTAGTCGAGTACTACAACAAGGGTGGCTCGCTGATTGCTATTTCTGAAGCAGTTGGAGTCACTTACGCTGGCGTACGTCGCAGAGTTACTACTGCAACTATTTTGCCACCAAACAAGCGTGTTCGTAGCAAGGCTACACCAGAGCAGATTCAAAGTGCTGTTGAAAGAATCAAAGCAGCCAAATTGCTTGGAGTTGAAGAGTATCACGAGGCTCTACGCAAAGAGTATGAAGACAACGGAATCTCGTTGACTAAGATTGCCAA